CGCCAAGGCGTCCAGATGCGGGTCGTCGAGTTTGACCGGGTCGGCAGGGAGGCCACGCGAGACCAGGTATGCGCGCAGGGCGTCTGCGGCGTCACTCGCCCCGCTCTCCTCGGCCCCCTGCTTGTACGCGGCGTCGCAGGCTTCCCGCACCCCTGTGGCCAGTTCGTTCGTCTCGCCCTGTTTGAGATCCGGGTTGCTGCAAATCTCGGACCACGCCTCGGCGATGACGCCGCGCAGCTCGTTGAGCGTCTCGTTAGCCTCCTCAAGGGCCGCCTCGCTCTCGGCGAGCTGCGCGCAGAGCTCGTCAATCATGCCGTCTTCCTCGTAAGCCATTCCATGAACTGCCCGACGGTCTTACCGGCCAGGATCGACGGGTTGGCTTGCGTCGGGCCGACCCCGGCGAGGTGGTCGGCGCGCTCGGACCGATGGGCGCGCAGCACCTTGACCGCCGTGCCCGCGCCGAAGAAATGCGCGGCGTACAGCGTGGCGCGGGTGACCGGGATGCCCGCCGCGGTCAGCGCCTTGGTGTTCTTGCGGGTGAAGCTGGCCGCCCGGGCGTGTTGCTCGCTCACGGGAGGCTGCAGCCCGCCGAACGCCAGCGCAGGCCGGTCGCCCCACTGGCCGCCCTCGCCCTGCCACGTGGCCTTGATGAACTGGTAGAGGCCCGACGCGCTGGACGTGACGGCACGCACATAGGGGCGGTTGTTGCTCTCGATGCGCGCCAGCATGGGCAGGTAGCCGGGTGGCAGGTCGGACGGCGTCGGGTCCGCCTCGGTCGCTGCGCTCGCGATGGGCTGGCCGCCGGCCTTGGCCACAACGAGGGCAAGGGCGGCGGCGCTCTCCGGGCCCCACTTGCCGTCCGCGCCGCTGCGCAGGGTCACGCCGGGCACGGTGAGCATGGCCCGTTGCAGGGTTTTGATCTGGTCGGGGGTCATAGAGCGGTCCTCGCTTCCTGTTCGGTTGGGTAAATCGTCTCGCTCACGCCGTCCACCAGCTCGTACCGGGGGCACCATTCGTGATCGCCTTCCCACTCGTCAACCTCGTCCACGATGCGCCAGCCGCCTGCGACGGGCGTGGCGATGCGCCGGACGCTCATGTGAGCACCCACAGGGCGGCCATGACCGCAGCGACCGCCGCGTACGGGGCGAGCAGGCAAAGCAGTCCGAGGGCAAGACGGCCCCACGGCGGACGGGTTGGTGCGGGCACGGCGGCCCACGTCGGGGGCTGGCGGGACGGATGGCACGCGCTGTTCGTGCAGCCGTTGACGCCGCAGTAGTCGGGGGTGGGGCAGGTCATGCGCGCACCGCCCGGGCGATCAGGCGCGCCCCCTCGTGGCCGTCGTGGTTGGCGAGAAACTCCTGCGCGCCGGCCTTCGTGGCGAACCGGGGCGCGCCCGTGAACCCGTCGAAAGCGAGCGGCCACGCGTTGTCCACGCCGTCCACGCCGACGATCTGCCACCGGCCGCCGCGGCGCACGCGCTCGATGCGCACCGTCACGTCGCGCAGCAGGTAAGTCGGGGGCAGCGGGCAGGTGATGCGTTCGGTCATATCGTCCTCCTCAGTGTCCCGTTGCTCTAACCGACCGTGACGCCGCCGTCAAACTAAATCGAACCAGTTGGCGCGGCGGGGGGCGAAAGCGATCATAACCGCGTCGGCCAGGTTGGGCGAGCGGGTGCCGGCGGGCGCTTTGTCGATGACGACCTTGCCGGTGCTGTGGTCCGCGGTGGGCTGCGACAGCTCCATGGTCAGCTTGACGATCTCCCGCATCTTGCCGTTGAGCGAGATCAGGTCGTCCTCGTCGTACGCCTCGCGCCAGTTCTCCCCGGCCGCGTGCATGGCGAGCGCCCGGTGCGTGCGCATGAACCGTACGCGCAGGTTCCACCAGGCCTGCGCCTTGGCATTCTTGAAATAGTCCTTGTTGCGGCGCTCGTTCTTGCGCTCGCTTCGGTCGCCCCGGCCCACCGGCACGGCGGACGGGATGGGATCCTCGGGCTTGAAGACCGCGCCGGACCCCCGGAACGGCTCGACCTTGATGGGATGGGTGCGTTTCTCGTTGATCACCCGCGCGTCGCCCCGCACGCCCGCGCCGAGGCCGTCGGCGTCATAGTCCAGCACGTCGATGCCGGCCTCGTCGCACATGCCGAACGCCTTGGCCACGGTGGCGAAGATATCCGACCCCTCGCCGGACCAGCTCGTCACGTCGTCCACCAGGATGCCGCGCCGCTCGGCCAGCGCGTTGTGGTCCACGCCCTCGTCGGCCACGTCCAGCGCGCCCCGCCGGGCGCCCGTGACCTCGATGCCGAGCCGCAGGTGCGCATCGACCGCGGCCTGCACCCACTCGGACGGAATGAGCACGCCGGTCGCCGAGGCCGTGTAGTCGAGATTGACCTCCTGCGCGAGGGTCACGGGGTCGAGCTCGCGCACCTGCTTTTCGTACCACGTCTCAAGCTGGCCGGTCGGTTCGCCGTTGGCGTCGAGGATCGGATAGGTCGGCACGGGGTTGGTTTTGCGCGGGTCTTCGCGCCAGTGCATCGAGAAGACCGGGAACTTGCCGCCGTGCCGTTTCTGGGCGAACGGGTTGCCCATGCCGCGCGGCGTCGAAACGTCGATCCGGCAGTTGGTGTTCGCGGACAGGGCCGCTTCGACGAGCAGGGGGTGCTCGAGCGACGCCGCCTCGTCCACGACGTACACCTGCGAGCGTCCGCCGCGCCCGATGTTTTTGCCGGCGTCGCCCGTGATGACCGACCCCGTCGAGGGGAAGCTGACGCGCATGTGCGCCGAGTGTTTCTTGCGGTCCCAGTCGCCCCGGAACTCTTCGGGCAGGTTCTCGACGAAAAAGCGCAGCTTCCAGAACAGACTGTCCGGGTTTCCGCCCTCGTCGACGCTGTCCTCGTCGCGCGAGCCGAAGCCGAACGTCATCTGCGTGCCGAACAGGCACAACGTCGCGGCCGTGGAGACCAGCAGCCACGAGAACCCCATGTCGCGCGACTTGTCGGCCAGGCCCTTCGCGCCCTGGCGACGCAGCCGGTCCACCCACTCGACGAACTCGCGCTGCTTGGGGAAGAGTTTGAACGGCAGCACGGACGGCAGACCGTTCGGCCCGTTGCGGGGGTCGAAGGTCATGCCGAAGTCGTTAATGAAGTCGGCCGGGTTGTGCAGGTAGTGCGTTTTGAGCGCCGAGAGCAGCTTGCCGGACGTATCGGCCCGGATCTTCGCCAGCACCTCGGCACGGCGCGAGAACTCGGCGGCTATGTGCGCGGGGTCGTTCCAGTCGAAGTCAGTCATGCGTGCTCGGGATGGATCGACTTGGCGAGAGCTAAACTGGTGCGGGGCTCGCATTGACCCGCCGGGGCGGGCAGCCGAAACGTTTTTGCGCGCCTTCTCCCGGCCGGACGGTGCGGAAAGGTCCCCGCCTAGACGCCCAGTGGCGCACAGTCTGGCGAGGCCGTCAAGCCCGCTCGCCACTCCCGGGCCGCCGCCAGGGCGCCCGTGTTGCGCGCCCATCGCGCCGCGGCCTCGTAGGGGGCGACCCGGTCGCAGTCCTGCGCACCGAGGGCCCGGGCGGCGAGCACCTGCTGCCATTTCAGGTCGTAGTGCAGCGGCGAACGGTCCGGCCGCTCGGTCGCACCGACGGCCATGCCCGCCATCCACGCCTCGTCCGGGTCGTCGGCGAACAGGTGGTAGCGGTTCGGCTCGTAGGGCATGGGGCAGACGTACACGGTCATGCCGGGGCTTCCCACGAGAACCGACGCGGCGGGCTGGGCGCTACGCGCGATCCGGCCAGCACCAGCCCGAGCCGGTCGCATTTGCCGATCACGGCGTTGCGGGTCACGCGCAGCACCTTGGATATCTCCCCGGCGCTCATATTCTGCGCCACGAGCAACCGCAGGCGGTCCTCAAGGGCCTCCGGCCATGCGTCAGTCACGGAGCCACCAGCGCGCGGGACGGTCCTCCGCCTCCGCGTCCCGCACGGCCTGCAGGTCGTCCTCCGGGGGCCGCGAGAGCGCCTCGTCCCACAGGGCGTCCGCGGCTTCGAGCTGCGCGGGGGTCACGCCCGCACCGCCGGGCTCGCCATGAGCTCCTGGTATAGCCGGGCCGCCTCTTTCGGGTCGGTCGTTTCGATCTTCGCCACCGCCAGCATCCCCGTCAAACTCCCGTCCAGCCGGACGTTGTCCTTGTAGCCGCCAGCCATGCGCGTGACGTTTTCCAGCGCCTTCGTGCGGTCGGCAATGAGCACCTCATAGCCGTCTCGTTTAACCTTGACGCCGCCGTAAAGCAAGAGCGCGTCGGGGGTGAGCTTGTTGGTGTCGCGCGGCACAGGGCGCTCGAGGCCCTCGCCGTGGCATTCCGGGCAGTCGGGGTGCGGGTCCCGCGTGGCGTTGAAGTCCAGGCCGCCGCCGGGGTCGGGCAGGGGCGTGTCGGGGTCACGGCGGGCGGCCTTCTCCGCGGCGGCCAGCGCCTCGTCGTATTCCCGCGCTCGCCAGTGGTAACGGTGCTTTTCGCCCCAACAGTACCGGCACGCGCCGACGCGCAAGCCGATCAGCTCGCGGGGGTCGGCCTGGGCGATGCGGGCCCACCGATCGCGGCACCACGCGGCGTCATAGACCGCCCCGCCCGGCGCAATGGCGGCCAGTTCACGCAGGCGGTCAACTTCGGTCGCTATATGGGCGTCGGCCAGCAGCTTCGCCGCGTTGCGGGACAGGGTCTCCGGCTTCGTATCGGGACGGGGCGAATAGGACGCACGGTACGCTCGCGCCCCGTCGCCATGGGACGCGTATTCCTCGCAAAACCTGATCTGTTTGGCGGTCAGCATGCCCGCACAGATAGCCCAGTCCGGCGCGCTCGGCAAGGTCACGGAAGCGGCCCCACAACGCCCTCTTAACTCCCCGCATTAACCGGGTCGGGTTTTCCTTAGCGTTTTCAGTCCGATGCCCCCTGTTTCCCACTTTACCCCTTACTTCTAATAGATTGGTGCGGGGTGTGTTATGTGTATAGCGTGTTGACGTGCTTACGCTATGTAAATAGCGTATCCGCACACATATTAAGTACCCTATAGGGTGGTAACTGACCCTATAGCGGGAAACGGTTTTCGCGGGAAAGACAGGGAAATCAGATGCCTCGCAACGTCCATAGTGGGGGAAACCCGGCCGTCGCTCACGCACAGATCGCCGCGCGTCCATTTTTTGACCCGACGCGTGTGGCCATCGCTCGGCACAACAAGCTCATGTGGTTCGAGGACTACTGCGACAAGCATGGCGTTGCGCGCTTTCGGACCGCAACGGGTTTCTGCCTGCTGTGCCATCCGCCCGGCAAAAAGGGACGACCTCTCGCCGACGACCCGCGCGCCAGGGCGCGGCGAGAGCGTCGCCGCTGGTATGTAGGCCAATGCGAGGACCACGGCCCCGTGGCCTTTGCGGTGCGAACGGGCAAATGCCTGACCTGCTTTACGGATAGTGGTCTGCCGCGCCAGATCGTGACGGACGACAACCGCCTTGAGGCGCGCCGGCACACGGAACCCACCTATCTCGGGGTCTGCACCGAGCACGGGACGACGCCGTTTCATGTCTCTTCGGGCAAATGCCTAACGTGCTTTACCTCCGCGGGCTACCCGCGACAGGTGGGGCGCTTGACCAATCCCGAGCGCGTCGCCGCTCGCCAGGCTGGTCGGCGCCAGTACCTCGCCGAGTGCGCGGAGCACGGGATGACCGACCACGGAACGCAGACCGGCAAATGCCTGATCTGCTTTAACGCCATGGGCTACCCGCGACCTTGACGGCGCGGTCAATCTAACGCACACAGGGCAGATGGACATGACACCTTGCGCCTATTGCAGCGGCACGCGCTCCCTATCCGACCAGCCGGCGCTCGGGCCGTGCGTTTGCGCGCCATGGTCGCGCGTCGAGCATCTGGCGCCCGGGGTGACGCTCTATTGCGGCGACAGCCTCGAGGTGCTGCCCGCGCTCGTCGGCCGTCACGACGTGGCCTCGGTGGTCACGGACCCGCCGTACGGGCTAGGCGCGCATCCCGACCCCCTGGAGCTGTTGCGGTGTTGGCTGGACGGCCGGCCGTACGAGGCGCGCGGGACGGGGTTCATGGGCAAGGCGTGGGACGCGTTCGTGCCCGGGCCGGAGATATGGCGGCCTGTGATGGACCTGCTGCCGCCCGGCGGCCACATGCTCGCCGCGTTCGGCACGCGCACGTACGACCTGGGCACGCTGGCCGTGCGCCTTGCCGACGCGGAGATCCGCGACCTGATCGCTTGGCTGTACGGGTCGGGGTTCCCTAAGTCTCTGGACGTGTCCAAGGCCGTGGAGGCCACGGTGCTGACGGGCGGTAGCAGCACGCGGCAAATGCGCCAGACCGCCATGGGTGACGACTACGCCGAATACGCAGGGGCCGGAAACTTCCGGGACGGCACGACCACGACAAAGAACAGCCCCAACCCGCCCGGCGCTGCGTTCATGGCGACAACCGACGCCGCCCGCCAATGGGATGGATGGGGGACCGCCCTCAAGCCCGCGCTTGAGCCGTGGGTTCTGGCGCGCAAGCCCCTGTCCGGCACGGTCGCCGCCAACGTCCAGGCGCACGGCACCGGCGCGCTTAATATCGACGCGTGCAGGGTGGAGACGGACGCCGACGAGCAAGCGATGATGCGCGCCCGGTCCGGCGGCGTCATGGGCGACGAGATACAAAACGAGGTGTACGGCAAAGGCTATTTGAGGCAACCGGCTGGCCACGCTCTCGGCCGCTGGCCCGCCAACCTCATACACGACGGGTCCGACGAGGTGCTGGCGGGATTTCCCGCGTCCGGTGCGAAGCTGACGGGCCGGTCCGACAGTCTGGCCATGGCCGGACATTTCAACGGGACCGACAAGCCCCCGGCGTTCCATGGCGACACCGGCAGCGCGGCCCGGTTTTTCTTTCAGACCAAAGGCTGCTATAACGACGAATGGCCCGACCTAAACCCCCTGCCCGACCCTGCGAACATTGCGGCGGTGACTTCGTGCCCGTCAAGACAGCTCGCCGGTTCTGTTCTCGCGCTTGTAGTCAACGAGGCGCTCCCCGCGGGGCTGCGTTGCTTGGACCTTTGCCCGGCACTTTCTATGAGCGCAACGGCGAGAGAATTAGGGAGACTTTGCGACAGCGTTACGCGAGCGATCCAGAGTATCGACGCAAGGTTCTGGCGCGCGTGCGAGCCCGCAAGGCTTTCCCTGTCGCTCAACCATGCGAGCTTTGCGGTCGAGACGGGGCCGACCGGCACCACCACGATTACGGCAAGCCACTGGAAATTCGATGGCTCTGCCGCGCCTGTCATATTCAGCATCACGCCGACGAACTCGGAAGCTGGGGAGAGGGCCTCCGCGCCGTATACGGACGCTAGGTTTATGTACTGCGCCAAGGCCAGCAAGCGCGACCGGGACGAGGGCCTGCAGGACATGGCCGTGCGCACAACCGACGACGGGCGCGCCACGCAGATAGGCATTGTCGATCTGCGTGGCGAGACGCTGCGTAAAAATCACCACCCGACCGTCAAGCCCGAGGCGCTCATGGCGTACCTTTGCCGGCTGATCACGCCGCCGGGCGGGACGGTCCTGGACCCTTTCATGGGGTCGGGGTCGACCGGCAAGGCCGCGGTGCGCGCAGGGTTCGGCTTCGTGGGCATTGAGCGCGACCCCGAGTACTTCGAGATCGCCCTCCGCCGCGTCCGTGCCGCCCTTGACGGTGCGGTCATTACGTGCGACACGGACGGCTAGAACCAGGAGGACCGGACCAATGACTGCCTCAGACAGCCTGATCTCTCGGCTTGAAGCTGCGGAGGCGGGGAGCCGGGAGAGGCTGCGAGAGGCACATGGCGAAATGGAAATGGCGGTTGAGCGGGCCGATACCGCGCTTCGCTTGATGAACGACGGCAGGACCGAGCTTGGTGCGATCTCCGATGTTTGGGGCGCGCACATGGATAGGCGAGACAAGTTCACCGCAGACCTCCGCCTCATCCTTAACGCCCTCCGAGCCGCCCTCACTCAGGGAGAGAGCCCACAGGCCGGGTGGCGATTAGTGCCGGTAGAGCCGACCGACGAAATGATGGAGGCCGGTTACGCCGCCATCGAGCGAAACAACCTGCGCGATGCTTGGGAAGCCATGATCGCCGCCCCTACTCCTGCAGAGACGAGCACCACGCCGCCGTCGCCGTGACCCTGGCGTTGGCGCGCCGGCCCCACGCGGGGTGCTCCACGTCCGTGTAGCGGATCAGCGCCGCGCCCAGATCCGGCCCGAGCGCGGTGATGACGGCCACGTCGACCGCCAGGCGTTGCGCATCCGTGAGCACCGGCCCGGTCGGCTCGGCCTCTGCGGGCGCCGCCCCCGCTGTATCGCACAGCACCACCGGGCCCGGCGTCGGCGTGGTCGCGCACGCTCCGAGGAGCGCGCACAGGGCAATCACCGTTACCGCCGAGCTGCGCATACCGCCATTCCCACTTGGACGCCGCGATCGAACGCGGCCGAACCTTCCTCGCCGCACGCTTGGGCCTGCGCGGCCGCCACGGCGCCGTTGCGGACGCCCTGTTCTCGCGCGGCCTTGAGTTGCTCAGCGTGCTGGCGGTTGGCCGTGGCCAGGTCGTCGCGCAGCTCCGCGGAGACGTTGCGCTCCCGGCCCCATGCGATCAGCGTGAGAGCGAGGGCAACGACGAGACCGATGCCGGCGAGAGCGAGATAGGCGCGCAGGGTCAACATGGCGCGGAGCCTATAGCGAAACACCCCGCCAGCGCAAGGCCGACGGGGTGTCACGGGCAGGAGGTGTCCGGGGGAGGAACGGCGGCACGGTCTCACAGCTACGCTATGGCGTCAAGCCCACACCCGCCGCTGGACGACGGCACGGCGAGACGGACGGCGCCGCCTATAGGGCACACGCCGCGGCAGGCCCAGGAGCGCGTCGACTTCTCGCCGTAGCGTCTCCGCGGAGGGTATGCCCCGCCCGAGCATGTCATACTCGTCCCGCACCCGTTCCTCGGCCTCCTCGTGGGTCATGCGGGCGCCTTGAATACCAGCGCGGCCGTGCCGAGCGCGACGGCGGTCTGGGCCTTACTGTACGCCTCGGCGACGCCCTTGGCCGTGGTCAGGTTGGCGGCGAGGTGGCCGCGCTTGACGTACAGCTTGGGCTTGCCGTTGTCGGGCGTGACCACCTCGTTGACGCGGCCGGCCGGCAGAGCGGGGTGCGGGTCGTAGCCGAGTGCGGCCAGCAGTTCCTTGCGCTTGTTGCGGGCGACGTGGCCGCGCACGTCGGACAGCAGCCGGTCCAACATGATGCTGGATACCCACCCGCCCGCGAAGCCCTGGCGCCCCTCGTCGATCGCTTCGAGGATCTCTTGCTCGACGCGGCCGAGGCTCGCTTCCACAGCCGTTGAGTGCGTGCTGGTGTGGGGCGCCCGGGCGTGGTTGGCCGGATCCAGTTCCTCGGTCATGGCGAAATTGCGCAGGTAGTGGCCCACGACGGCGTAACCGTAGTTGCTCCCATGGGACGACCACGCGCCCTCCCCTTTCCACCAGTCGCGCAGGGCGCGGAAATAAGTCGAGGTCATCCCGTCGCGAACGAGGTCGGTTTCCTCCTGCTGGGCAGTCAAGAACATGCCGTAGCGGCGCGATCTGTTGTCAATCGGTATGCCGTCCACGAAATTCGACGTTCCCATGCCGTTCGCCCGGTTGTCTCCGGTCTTTTGGTCCACGCCCTTGCCTTCCTGGGGCAGTTCCTCCTCGGTCACATACGGCTTAAGCACGTTCAGGAAGTGCCGACGGTCTTCGACCTTAATTTCCTCAAGGCCCAGAAACGTCTTGCCCTTGATCCACGAGTTGAACTGGCCGCCCGTTTTGGCCATCGTCTCGACGTTGACGAGGTGCGTATGTTCGCGGCCCGCCAGATAAGCCATGACGCGCAGACACGACGATTTGCCGTTGCCCTCGACGCCTTGAAGGATCGGCCACCACTGCAGCTTGCGGCCCGGGCTTTGGGCGACGCGCGCCATCCAGTGCAGCAGGATATTCCGGTCGCGCTCGACGGGCAGCATTTTGGCGAGGTGGTTGAGGAAGGGAGAGGGGTCGCCTTCCATGATGCGCGGCTCGTACGGCACATATGCGTTGACGAGCGTGCGGCCCCCCTCCGAGATCAGTGCGCCGGGCAGCCGCTCGGGCCGGAAGCACGTCGCGAAGACTACGAGGGGGGCATTAACGCGTGACTGCGTGAAGGCTTCCCACGCGCTCGGCGTGGTCTTCGAGCCGGCCTGATCCAGCACGAACAGATGGCCGCCGAACAGAACGTCGAAAGCGGATTTGCCCAGCGTCATGTCGTGCCGGAAGCTATACACGCGCTCTTGCGCGGACAGGTAATAACAACCCCTGAAATGCTCGATCTGGTCGAAAGCCCCCATCCACTCGCGCGTGGCGTCCCGCAGCGTCCGGCCCGCCTCGACCGCGGCGACAACCTGGTCCTCAGTGACCACCGAGGCCGGGTCGGTCAGGCAACCCCGGATAAACCCGGCGGCCTGCGTGATCGTGTCGACCAGATAGGTGCGATGCGTGTCCCACTTCTCGCGGGCGAGGGCGGAGCGGCGCATGAGACGCTCGATGCGGTCGCAGTCCCGGCCCGTCCACCACGCGAGCTGGTTGGCCAGCGCCATGTCGGCGCTCGAGGCGTTGTACGCCTTGCCGCCCTCTCCCGGCCATTGGCGCGCCAGGGCGTCCGCGTCGCCCTCCCACAGGTCGCGCAAGGTCGGGGCGCCAGCGCCAGCCTGCGAGGCTGCGCCGAACGCCTGCGCGACGGTCTGTCGCTGGCCGCTGGCGAGCATGCGCCGGATCAGCTCGTCATCGTCGGTCGGCCCGCGCCACTCAGCGCACGGCTCGGTCGTCCAGCCTGCGGCGGCGCCGGCGCTCACGACGGGGAAGTAGTCGGCGACGTACTGGGCGAGCGCGGCGGTGTGCACCGTGGAGGCGTCGCCGAGGGCGCCCACGCCGGTCAGGGCGCAGAACCGGCCCTCGGTGTACAGTTCGAGATTGAGCGAGATGTTGCGCTTGCCGTGGGCCATCGGCGCGGCCTGGCCGAAGATATGAAGGCCACGCCCCGACTGGGAGAGCTCAACCGCAGCGCCCGGGAAGCGCGCGAGGATGCCCTGCGCGAGCGGCGACCACACTGGGGGACCGCCTAGCGGGTCCGGCTGGGCCGCGCCGTCAATGTCGGCGAAGAAGAACGGATCGTCCGCCGTAAAGACGAAGCCCGCACCGGAACCCCACCCGCGATCGTATGCCGAGTGCACGGCCAGGGCGTTGTCGGGCGTGGTCCATGCATCGCGGTCGTTGATACCCACGACGGCGCCGGTACGCCAGTCACAGGGGAATTTGTCCAGCTTCCCGGGGTTGCCGGGCTTGGGCTGCGCGAACCAGCAGACAAACTGCGGCCAAGCGCCGAGCGCGGCGAGGGCAGGCGGGAGGGTGAGCATGCTACCGGATCGTGGCCAGAGCGGCTTCCTTGACGGACGGGGCGGCATTTCGGGCGATATCCGACCCGTCTGCAAGCCCTTGCGCGACAATGCTGGGGATAGGTCGGGCGCACGCCTCGACCATGACGCGGCGTTTGAGGGCGCGCATGCCCCCGAAAGCGTTGGAGACGCTGCCCGCCGAGAGGCCGGCGCGGGCCGCCACGGCGTCGCGGCTGATCCACTGGTAGCCGTCGGCCTGCGCCTCGGCTATGGCCGCTTCGAGCACGGCGGCGATCCTGGCGGCCTTGGCGGCGGCCTCCTCGGCGCGGAACTCTTGAATGGGTCGTTTAGTCATTTGGAGAAACTCCCGAGGCCCGAGACGAACGCCGCGTCTCCGCCGTTGTGGTTGACCATGTCGATCCAACGCTGTTGCGCGATCTCGCGCTCCGTCCCCCGGAACGTCCAGCCCTCGGCCTTGCACTCTCTCGCGACGAACACGGCGAGGGTCTGACCGACCATGTCCGCCGTGACCACCACCGGCCGCCAGCCGACCAGATCGGACGACTTGAGCACGGCGTTGATCTGCGCGCTGTCGTTGGCCAGGCCGTAGCGGACCGGCCGGCCGTTCGCGTCGCGCAGCACTCCGACATTATTTCTCCACAGGTGGATGCCGTAGCGCGCCGCCTCGAGACGGACCTCGGACTGCACACGGGCCTCGCTGGCGGCGGTCATTGGCGCATCGCCCGCAGCACGTCGCCCACCGTGACCCAGTATTCCGCCTCGGTCTCAATGTTGCGCACATAGATGCGGCCCGTGACGCCGTGCCTGATGACCTGGCCGAACTGGGCGCCCTTGCGGTCCCACGAGATCGTCGCGCCCGGCGGGAACCTGGCGAGGAACGCCTCGTCGGCGCGGTCCTGCGCGCGGCGGGCGAAGTCGAACGCCTTGAGCAGTCCGTCGTTGGTGAGGGTCACGGTGTCAATTCTGGTCATGGTGCATCACCGCTTCAATGAAGGCTTGGGCTTGCGGCGCGACGATGGCGTTACCGTAGCCGCGCAGTCGTCCGACCCTGTTGACCGCGCCGCTTGCAAGCGGGAAGTAAGTTTCGGCATAGGTTTTGTGGTCGAGAGCCCAAGCCTCCTGTGCAGCCCGTGCCAGAACTGATGACAGAAGACGCACAGCGTCTGAATGTTGGCCTTGCGATTGTCCGTCCAGTCCTCGTTGACGTGGTGCGCATGCAATTCCGTCGTCTGTCCGCACGCTTCGCAGGCCGTCTTGAGGTGTTTCCGCGCGTGGTAGAGATAGGCGTTCCGAGACACCCCGCCTTTGCTCCGCGAGTTGGCGCAGGAAAGCGAGCAAAAACGGCGCCTCGCAAAGTCCCGGAACCCTTCCAAGCGTCCATCCTTCGGATGCCGTCTGCGAAGCAAGGTGGTCCCACAGGTCTCGCAGGGCCGTTCCGTTTCCGGGTATTTCGAGGACGGCATTTATTTCTTCCTCGACGGCTTCTGCACGCGCATCGCACACACGTCCCAAGCTCTCGGTAGCCCCATAAGCCACCGGCTGTGGGCTGGCGCTAACTGGCCGCCACTTTCCATCCCGGCAGTGGATCCAATCAGCATCTCGCCAGAGACCGTTAGTCGGGCCGGGCCGGTGATCGCAGCCGCCTGCGCCAAGTCCTGCGGCGAGCCCTTGCGCTCGATCTCCCGCATCGCCCCGTCGCAGGTCCGCACGTTCTTCTCGCCGTCCGCCGCTCGGGTGGTCGGCCAGCCCGCCTGCTTCGCGTCCAGCACCAGACAGGCGCAGCCGTGCTTCGTCCCGTGCAGTTCCTTCTGCGTTTCCGATCGGCCCGAGGTGTCGTGCGCCTGCGGCGTCGGCCAGCCCGCCGCGTCCGCTACCAGACCCAGCGTGACCTGCACCTTGCGCCCGTCCGGCGTCTGACCCGTCGTGGTCGTCCCGTCCGGAAAGGTCTGGCCGCCCGAGGGGGTCGTGGGGCTCGGCCAGCCCGCGTAGTGCACCTTGCTCCCAAGGCCACAGTCGTTCCCCCGGTACACCCCCGTCGCCTCGGTCAGCCGCTGCTTGCGCGCCCACACCTTGTCTGGGTCCGTCCCCGGCTCCATGGCTGTCGGCGTCGGCCAGCCCGCCTGCCACACCGCCCGACCCAACAGGGCGTTCTCCGGCACGTTGTCGTTGCGCGAGCCGTCCTTCCAGTCGCGCGTCGTCGGTGTCGGCCAAGGCTGTCCAGTAGAGCCGCTGTCGGATATGCGGCGCGCCGAAGCCCGCAGCGCAGGTATCGACCGCCCCGACGGCGTAGCCCGCGCCTTCCAGGTCAGCGTGTACAAGGTCGAACCAACCGAGGCCGTCCTTGCTTGCAACCTGTTCGCCAAAGACTGTGTCAGGGCGGCACTGCGTGATGAGGTGGAAGAGGGCCGGCCAGAGATGCCGCTCGTCGTCAAACCCAGCGCCTTTGCCTGCCGCGCTGAAAGGTTGGCAGGGGCAAGATGCTGTCCAAACTGGGCGATCGTCAGACCACCCAGCACGTCGCAGGGCGTGGGACCAGACGCCGATCCCCCCAAACAAATGCACCTGGACGAAATCCCGCACATCGTCGGGGTGCACATCTTCGATGCTTCGGTCATCTACTATCCCCGGCGCGATCTGGCCCGCCTTAATGAGTTCGCGCAGCCAATCCGCCGCAAAAGGATCAATTTCGTTATAGTAGGCCCACTTTTTCACCGTGTAAATCTCGCGCAAAAAGTGGTATGTCTCGACGCATGAGCACTCAACACCCTTGCGTCGTTTGCGGCGCCGAAATGGTCGGATCGCACCTGGCCCGCAAGTACTGCTCGACGCGGTGCAAAGCGCGTTGGTTCAAAGAGCACGCCTCCCCGACCCCCGTAACCCATCACGACTGTCGGTATTGCGGCGCACAGTTCCCTATCGGGCCGCACCAGAGAAACAAGTGGCTGTGCTCGCCGGCCTGTCAGCGACTGCAGAACAATAAATCCGTTCGTGAACACCACGCGCGTCGCCCTCTGGCGGAAGCGGCGAACCGTGCGCGCTCTCGCGAAAAGGCGCTGCCGGACAGCCAGAACGTCAGATTTTACCGCAATAACCCCGATGCGCCGCGCGCGTGTCAGTCTTGCGGAGAGGCGCGCGTCGTGGAGATCGCGCACCGTCCGGAGCACGCACGGTTCGGTGCGCGGCGCAGCGTCGAAAACTGTCGATGGCCGGAAAAGGTTTGGGTGCTGTGCCCCACGTGCCACCGCCTGCTCGACCGAATGCGGTACGCACCTATTGATCTGGGTCTTTCGTGAGGCGTTCGTCATACCCCCTCATGCCTCACTGTGACGAGCCGGTCAAGCGCGCCGTCAAGGTCTCGGCCTCGGCGCGCCCGAGCGCCCGGGCACGGCGGACATGTTCCCGCTGACACGTTTTGCAAACACGACTTCCGGCACGGTTTATTCGGAGGTTGGCTCCCGAAAGCTCGTGGCCCTTAATACAGTGCGTTCGGGCTCGCCGAGCCGCAGCGGCGGCGTTTATCGCCCGTTTTTGCTGTTCGGGCGTCCTATTTTGAGGTTTGGAAACCCCGCGAGAAGCAACCCCGTGGCATTTTAAAGAGCAGTATTTTTTACCGTTTTTGGGCGTTACTCTTACTGTTCTCCCGCACGTCTGACACGGTGCGTCCCACCCCGTTTTGTATTTCTCTAGCGCCTTTGCGATTTTTGCGAGGTGTTCTGGCGTCCGAGTGACGAAGTGCGCGCCTTCCCCGCCTTTGGCGATGTTCAGGCAGCAACCAGATTTAACGCACTCCTGGATCCAATACCGTTCACGGGCGCTCCAATCTCCACCGGAAGCGACCTCTTCTAGCAAAACAACCTCAACGTCTCCGTGTTTTCTCAACCACCGGTGCACCGGGAGCGAAGATTGCTTGCTGTTACGGTGACTTCGCAAGCGGTCGCCTATCAAGTTTAGAGTTTTCCCCACGTAGCGAACGTCCTCTCCGGGACGTCTAAGCCCGTATATTTTTGTCGTTTTGGGCGTCACGTACCTTCTCGGTCAGGCTGTCTGCTTCCTGACGACCTAGGGCTCTTGCGGTAAGAACGTCAACCCCGAAAGTTTCCCACCATAGCCGGTGCACCTCGCGGTCGCGCAGGCCCTCGGCGATGCGGGCGCCGCACCACGCCGTCATGGCGGCCCGGAGCGCGGCCTGTGCGTCCTGCGCGGCGGCGTGGCGCTTCACGTTGGCCATGACGGCAACGGCGGGCTGCGTCTGCAGGGCGTGGACCCGGTACTCCTCGAGCGGCACGTCGCGCGCCTCGACCGCGCCGCGCAACCTGGCAAGCGTCTCGGCGTCCAACTCGACGAGGTCGCCCTGCACGGCCTCGGGCGACGAGCGCGACGCGGGCGGCGGGGCCGGCGTGCCGCAGTACGGGCACAGGATGCGGAACCGTTCATAGGGCTGCATACAGCCGGGGGCCTCGGGCGGGCGGCCGATGCACGCCCGGAGCGGGATGCCGTCGCCCCCGCCGCCCTTGCGTGACCCTCGGCGGTCCAGCGTCCAGATCATAGGCCGGTCGGGCAGGCCGATCGCGGGGTTGCCGACGTTGTTGACGTGGTCGATCCAGATGGCCCGGGGCTTGCAGCTCGCGGCGATGGCGTCCAGTCGGCCCCGACGCGTGTCGAGGTCGAACCCCGGAGCCCAGAGCGGACGGAGCGTGCGGCCGAACTGCTGGCGGAATAGCGGCAGGCTTTCCGTTTTGCGCGCCGACGATGCGCCCTCGATGGCGGGGAGGTCGAAGCCTTCCGACACAATGTCCACGACGACGAGTTGCAGGATCTCGCGCCGCTCGAACCGTTGCAGGATGTTGAAGCGATAGCCGTACTCGGTGTCCCCCGTCAGTACCTCGGCCCGCACGCCCGCCTCGTTGTACCGCGTCGCCGTGACCACCGCGGTGTCAACGTCCGGGCAGAACGTGATCCACAGCTTGCCGGCCGCCCATTTGAGATAGGTCTCGACCACGTCGCCGATGAACCTGTCGCCCGCCTCGTGGGCAGTGCGCTTGAGCGTCGCCGGGGAGTAGTCGCCGGACTTGCCGACCTTCTCGGCTTCCAGCAGGCGCGTGAGGTGGCTTTCGGCCATGACGATGCGGTAGTCGGTCAGATACCCCTCGTCGATCAACCACCGCTCCGACGGGCCCTCGACCATAATATCCGCGACGCCGTCGGCGTGGCGCCCGAGGCCCTGGCCGTCCGCCCGAGCTGGCGTCGCCGTCGGCAGCAGGCCGCGGCAGGCGGGATGCGTGAATTTGGAGATGGCGGTGTGCCACTCGTTGTCCACGACGAGGTGGTGCCCTTCGTCCACGACCCAGAGCGTGACCTGCGCGAACCAGTGGTCGAGGCCCTTCACGGAGTTGAGCGTGCGGACCGACGCGACGGCGCACCGCGCGCCCGGGTCGAACCACGTCTGGCCGGTCTTGAGGATATGCGCGGCGATGATCTGCCGCCGCGTCACGGCCGAGGCGATGATGTTGTGCCGGATGCCCGCGGCGGCCAGTGCGAGCGAGAGTTGCAGCAGCAGGTTGTCGCGGTGCGCGATGACACACGACGCGCCCTGATGGCGGCGCACCATGGTGGCCAGCAGCACCGTCTTGCCGCCGCCGGTCGGCAGGCGCATGAGCACGTTGCGCGCGCCGTGCTGCCACGCCTGGTCCACGTCGTAGTCAAGTTGCTGCTGATAGGGCCGAAGGATCACAGGCCGAGCGCCCGGCGAGCCCGCGCGACCGTGGCGATAGCGTCGCCCGAGGCCGTGCACGGAATGACCACGTCGGGGCCATCGTACCGCAGGTCCCGGTCCAGCAGGGCCGTGAGGGCGGCGAGGTCGTCCTGCGCCATGACCGCTTCCTCGACCAGCGTGGCCAGCATCCCGTCACCGATCTCGCCGGCGTTGGGGTTGAGGGCCGCGACCCGTTCGATCAGTTTGTGCAGCACGTTGCGTTCTCCCTTGACGGCCCGGTCATGCATGGTATGAGGACGCATTGTCAAGCAGGAGATTAACCGAGTGACCCCCGAGAAGTTTGCCTCGCAGACCCGTTTCCGTCTTCCCGAGGCGCAACGGATCGTAGCGGCCCTTGAGGGTGTGCCCGAGCATTTCCTGTGGGCGATGGTGCAAGCCGGGCATTATTCGGCCGACGAGATTGTTGAGCGCCTTGGCGCGCTGAAAACCTGTATGAAAAAAGGAGCCTGAGGGCATGGCTATCAAGATTGAAATCACCACCGCAGACTTGCGGCCCCTCGAAGCCGGGGCGCTCGCCGCGCTCCTGATGACGCTGCACCCCGACGCGGTGACCGAGGCCTTGGGGTCCTTGGATATCACCGGGACGCACTCCGACGAGCCGCTGCTGCCCTTCCCGACGCGCTGCCCGCTCCCCGAAGCCGCGCCGCACGACGAGCGTCGCTGGCCTGCCGAGGCCGACGTGGCCGCAGCCCGTCCCGACGAGCCGCTCACCCCGGAGGCGGCGTTCGGCGGTGCCGCCCCTTTCGTACCTGTCGCCTCGGCCACCGCGCCCGCATCGGCCCCGGCTGGTACGCAGGCCGCCCCGTCCCCGATCATGCCCATCGGCTCGACTGCGACGAGCAATGCATCCCCTTCTGACGTGGACCTCGACGCCGAGGGCCTCCCGTGGGACGGGCGGATCCACAGCAGCAACCACAAGCGCAGCGCCAATGGCGTCTGGATGAAGCGCCGTGGCCTCAACCAGCTCGTCGAGCACAAGGTGCGGGCCGAGCTGCGCGAGACGTACCCCGAACCGGAGACGCCCGCGAAACGCACCCTGCGCGAAGCCGTGGCGGACGGCCTGGTCTCGCCGCCCGAGGCGGGCGCCCCGCTCCCCCCGGCCGCACCGCCGGCCCCTCCCCCGCCGCCACCGTCCGCCGCTGCGTCTGCCATCCCGGCGCCACCCCCCGCCCCGGCACCTGCGGCGAGCACTGGACCTGCGCCCACGCCTTCCGGTGCGGACCAGTTCGCCGAGGCGATGAAGGTGGCCACGGCGGCGCAGGCGCAGGGCGTCATCACGGCGGCCGACACGATCGCCATCGCGGTCGGACTGGGCCTCACGAGCCTGCGTGACCTCGTCGCCCCCGCCAACGCTGCGTTCATACCGCAGTTCCGCGCCGGCCTCGACGCGATGATCGCCGAGCGGGGGGCGGCATGACGGACGATCCGCACTACCTGCCCAACGACCCCGACGTGCTGACCAGCGCGGCGCAGGGTCGGCTCCGCACCGTGATCGAACGCATTGAGCGGCTCGAAGAGGACAAGGCCGCCGTCATGGCCGACATGAAGGAGGTCTTCCTCGAGGCCAAGGGCGAGGGCTACGACGTGAAAATCCTGCGCAAGGTGATCCGCATCCGTCGCCAGGATAAGGCCAAGCGGCAGGAAGAGGACGCGATCCTCGACCTGTACCTGTCCGCACTGGGGGAGGTCTGACCATGGGCAAGGCTATCCGGGTCGGGGATACGGTGCGCATCGAGCGACCCCGATTTATCAAACGCGTCGGCTATCCGCTTGTCTTCACGGACCTGCGCGCCGAGTTCGACGACCACCCGCAGTTCACGGAGGCGATGCGCTTGCTGGGCTTTACGGACGGCGCGCACGAGGTGCCGTTTCGGGTCAAGCGAGAGATCGTGGATGGTTTGGCGCGCGGTGCGGTCCGTGCGCGTGGTTGGGGCGGTAAGGAACGTCGCATCCACTACGAGGACCAGCCCCGCGACCTGACGGATTATCTGACGACGGTGCTGGCGAAACGGGTCCGCATGACCGGAGACTACTATCCGCCGAGCGGCGGGCAGGACATGACCGGCGAGGACTGGTACGAACCCGGCGGCCTGATCAACCAACGATCGCACGTCATTCTCACCACGGGCTTCGGTGATATCGAGGCTTGCGACGTTGAATTTGTGGAGCCCGAGCAATGACCCACAACACCGCACACGGCGACCCTTGCCCGGTCGGCCCCCCTGCGCCCCTCTTGCGCCCCTCGTCCGCGCCGATCTGGTCGAATTGCGCCGGGTCGTACGTGCTTGAGGCGCTGTACTCCGAGGACGAGGAGAGCCCGAAGGCCCGCGAGGGCACCGCGGCGCACTACTACGTCACCGAGGCCGTGCAGGGCCGCATCCACCCCGTCGGCACGCTGGCGCCCAACGGCCACCCGATCGACGAGGAAATGATCGAGGCGGGGCAGTGCTTCGTGGAGGACGTGCGCAAGGAGTACGACGCGCACTATCTGGAACGCGGGCGGCCGACGCTGCGTATCGAGACGAAGCTCACGATGCACGGCCTGATCCACGGGCTCTGTGAGGGCACGCCGGACGGGTTCCTCATAGAACTCTGGAACACCGGGTTGAACGGCAAGCGCGCCGGCCGCGTGATCATCTGGGACTTCAAGTACGGGCACGGCTATGTTGATCCCCGCACGGCGCAGCTTATCGCCTATGCGGCCGGCGTGTTCGAGGCGTACGAGCTGACCGCCGAGGACGTGGCCGATCTGGACGTGTCGCTGCGCATCGTGCAGCCCCGCAACTATGACGACGTGGGCCCGGTGCGCCGATGGGACACGAAGGGCCGCGTCATCATGGCCGAGATCGAGGTGCTGGCGCGCATGGCCGCGCTGGCGACCGCACCCAAGGCGCTCACGCAGACCGGCGCGCATTGCCGGTACTGCGCAGCGAACCACGGATGCCCGGCGGCGCAGGCCGTCGCGCTCAACATCGTCGACATGGCGGGCAAGGCGGTGCCCCGTGACCTGCCGCCCGCCGCGCTCGGCCTTCACCTGCGTAACCTGCAGATCGCACAGCAGCGGCTCAAGGGCCACGTCGATGCGGTCGAGGCGACGGTCATGGCCGAGACGCGCAAAGGCGTCGAGACGGGCTGGGCGATCACGCACGGCAAAGCCCGTGAGCGGTGGGCCAAACCGTCCGCCGAGGTGTTCGCGCTCGGCGACATGATGGGCGTCGAGTTGCGCAAACCGTCCGAAGCGATCACCCCGAACCAGGCGCGTGATTTGGGGCTTGACGCCGCCGTCATCGCCGCTTACGCAGAGAGACCTACCGGCGCCGCGAAGCTCACGCCTCGCGATGCCTCAACCGCCGCCCGAGTGTTCGGGGGCAAGGAGGACTAACCATGGCCAACGCCATTCCTTTCACCTCGCCGATCGGGCGTCTCGTCCAGGGCGACGCGTACAAGCCGTCCGAGAAGGACCAGAACGGCGCGCCCCGCACGATCAAGACCGGCCCGAACGCCGGCCAGCCCAACCCGCAGTTCTTCGTCGGCGTGGCCTACGCCAAGTCGCCGGGCGCCACGACGATCGAACAGGAGATCGCCACGGGCTCGCCGATCGGCAAGCACCTCGGTGAGATCAAGACCGAAGCGGCGCGGGCGTTCCCGCACCTCTTCCCGCAGGGCGCGCAAGGCCCGAGCTCGCACCCGAGCTTCTCGTACAAGGTGATCGACGGCGACGGCGTGGACACGGCGGGCAAACGATGGGCCGAGCGCGAAGGGTTCGCCGGGCACTGGGTCATCCGCTATACGCGCGGCGCCAGCATCGGCGCTCCGGGCGTGTTCCGGGAGGCCACGCCGGGCGTGTTCGTCGAGATGAAGGACTGCAAGACCGGATGGTACGTCCAGGTCAGCGGCGGCGTCGCGGGCAACGACAACGCCCAGCGCCCCGGGGTCTATACGAACCTCAACATGCTCTGCGTCCGCGCCGAGGGCCCGGAGATCATCACCCAGTCCGGCCCGTCCGCCAGCGAGGCGTTCGGTGGCGGTGCGGCCCTGCCCGCCGGCGCGACGCCCCTGACCGCCCCGGCCCCGCACCTGCCCGCACCCGCACCCGCACCGGCTCCGGCCCCTGCCGCACCGGCTCCGGCCCCTGCCGCGCCTGCACCCGCCCCTGCTGCGCCTGCACCCGCTCCGGTGCGCCAGCTCACCGCCGCCGCGACCACCACGTACGAGGCGTATATCGCGGCGGGCTGGACCGACGAAATGCTCATCGCCAACGGGCTGTTGGTCCCCCAGTAACGGGGCGGTTGCGGACGTGTCCCGCTCCGGCGGGATACGCCTGCAATTGCCTTGCCGGCGGACAGGCCCTCAAGGGTTTCTGCCTATGGGATGAAATCCCGTTCTGACTATCCGGGGCGCTCTTGACGGGGTGCCCCGGCCCTAACCACCGCGACGAGGGAGAGACGCCATGTGGAGACTGCTTAACCGCCTGTTCGGGTGGCACTATGTGCACGCGGCAAACCAGTGGGACGCGATTACCCGCCGAGTGCGCATCACGCGCAAGGGCGAGCGTTACGTCGATTATGGCGCGGGGATGCTCATTTTTATCGACCGGACTGACCACGGTTGGACGATCACCGAGTTGACGACCGCGTGACCCTCCCCGCGCTCGACTTTGAGACCTACAGCGAGGCCGGGTACGTCTGGAACCCCGAGACCGGCAAGCACGAAGCGCCGCGGGGTGCCCGGTCTAAGGGCCTGCCCGTCGTCGGCACGTCGGTCTATACGGAGCATCCAACGTTCGAGGTGCTGACCGCGTCGTATGATCTGCAGGACGGGCGCGGCGTGCGGCGCTGGCGCCCTGGCGACCCGCCCCCGCAAGACCTGTTCGACCACCTTGCGGCGGGCGGCCTGCTGGAATGTCACAACCTGATGTTCGAGTTCCTGTGCTGGGAGAACGGGTGCACGCGTCTCTATGGCTGGCCGTCGCTCGCCCCGTACGTCTATCAGCTACGCTGCAGCGCGGCCAAGGCCCGCGTGGCCTCCCTTCCCGGCGCGCTGGGCAATCTGGCCGCGGTTCTCGGTACGTCCGCGAAGGACAAAGAGGGCACGCGGCTGATGAAGGTCTTTTCGATGCCGAGAGACCCGACGAAAAAAGACCCGCGCCGCCGCATCCTGCCCCACGAGGACCCCGAGCAGTTCGAGGCGTACCGCCGGTACTGCGACCGCGATGTGGAAGCCGAGCAGGCCGCCAGCGCGGCGACGCCGCCCATGAGCGACGACGAGCTCGTGTTCTGGATGGTCGACCAAGAGATCAACCGCCGCGGCATTGCCGTGGATCGTCCGGCGCTGCGCGACTGCATGGCCGTGCTCGAGCAGGCCCTCGACGTATATGGCGACGAGTTCCGTGCGCTGACCGGCGGGCTGGACCCGACGCAGCTACAGGCCACGAAGGGTTGGCTTGCCGCGTTCGGCGTGCACATGGACAAGATGGACGAGGAGGCGATCGACGAGACGCTCGCCCGCCTCCCTCCGCACCCGCCGGGCGGCCAATGGGCGCCGCGCCGCGTGTTGGAGATCCGCCAGCTCATCGGCTCGGCGTCCGTCAAGAAACTGTACGCCATGGAGCACCAGGCGAACCGCGCCGACCGCCTGCTTAATCTGATCATCCACCACGGCGCGCGGACGGGGCGTCCGACGGGCGAGGGGCCGCAGCCGCTCAATCTGCCGCGCGCAGGGCCCAACCTGTCCTGGTGCGCCTCGGAGGGGTGCCGGCGGCCATTTACGCCCCGACACAGCGCGTGCCCGTGGTGCGGCACGGACGCGGCGACCGCCAAGCGCGGCAAATGGTCAGCCGAGGCGGTCGATCACGTCCTTGAGATCATGGCCACGAAGTCTCTGCCGCTGGTCGAATGGTTCTTCGGCGACGCGCTGCTGTCGATCTCGGGGTGCCTGCGAGGCCTGTTCGTCGCGGGCCCGGGCATGGACCTGATCGCCAGCGACTACAGCGCGATCGAGGCCGTGGTCATCGCCATGCTGGCCGGCGAGCAGTGGCGCATCGACGCATTCCGGGAGAACAAGCCGATATATCTGGTCGGGGCGAGCAAGATCACCGGCACGCCGCTCGAGCAGTACCTCGCGTACTATGCCGAGCACGGCGACCACCACCCCGACCGCCAGACGATCGGCAAGGTGTCCGAGCTCGCCTGCGGCTTTGGCGGCTGGATCGGCTCGTACAAGGCGTTCGGCAGCACCGAGCCGGACGACGTGATCAAGGCGCAGATCCTCGCCTGGCGCGCCGCGTCGCCCGCCATCGTGGACTTGTGGGGCGGCCAATACCGCGGCCTCCCGTGGGACCGCGACCGCCGGCCGGAACTGTTCGGCTACGAGGGCATGGCCATCGCGGCGATCCAGAACCCCGGGCAGGTCTATGACTGGCGCGGCGTGCGGTTCTTCATGCGCGGCGACGCCCTGATCATCCGGCTGCTGTCCGGCCGCGAGCTGACATACTGGTCGCCCCGCCTCTATCCGTCGGCGCGCCGGGCGGACGAGTTGAGCATCGTCTATATGACGTGGAACTCGAACCCGAAGTACGGGCCGATGGGCTGGGTGCCCATGGAGACCTACGGCGGCCGGCTGACCGAGAATGTCGTGCAGGCCACGGCCCACGATATTCTCCGCTATGGGATCCTCGGCCTGCGCGCCGCGGGCTATCCGACCGTGCTGCATGTGTACGACGAGATCGTGGTCGAGGTGCCGGCCGGCGCGGGCAGCGTTGAAGAGGTCGAGCGTATCATGGCCACGATGCCGCCTTGGGCGCGCGACGAGGTCGGGCCGTGGCCGATCAGCGCGGCGGGCGGATGGCGCGGGCGTCGGTATCGGAAGGGTTGACGCGCCCGTCACGTTAGCCTAGCTTCGCCAAATAATCGCAACAGGGATTGAGGTCGATTTCGACAGCTCCGTGCAGATCAAGTGGCTGATCGACCGCGTGGACACGGAAGGGGCCAAGACCATCGCCGCGCAGGAAGCCGACGCGATCGCTCGCATCAAATCGGCCGAGGCCCGGGCCGCGCGCGACAAGCTGGCCGCGAAGCTGCTGGCCGACAACCCCGATCTGGCCGCTTTGCCGCTCGCGAACGTGAGCGCGCTTCCCGCCGAGTAAGTCTCCGCCGGCTGTACCCTCGTGCCCTAAGTCCTAGAGGAGCGGCCAGCGTGCAGCGCCATTCGGCGCTGCAATAGGGGATCCCGGTCCCTGCAGCGAGAAGGGCGCGAGCGTGCGACCCGTAGGACCCAAGGCGAAGGGTCGCACGCTCAACCCCTCCTAGGAGCCGACATGGCCCACTGCCCGAAATGCGGAAAGCGCGGGATCCAGAAAGCCAAGGACGGTTCGCGGGCTTGCCGCCACTGCGGCCCCTTGTACACGCTGCGTCCCGGTCAGGCCTCGCCGTCGCCCTCAAGCACGAACGAGCCGGGACCGGCCTTCACCTCGATGCGCGTGGGCTTGCCGGCGACCATGCGCCAGATCAGCAGCCCGACCATGATGGCGAGGGCCACGCCGATCCCGCCGACGTAATGCACCCGCGTGACCTCGCTGATCTGCCCCCAGAGCGCCGCGACGCCGACGAGCGTTTGCAGGTTGGACAAGGTGACGATGACGAGGACGATGATGCCGCAGAGCGCCGGACCCGCCAGGTTGCGCATCCAGAGCGACAGGTCGTCTTCGCGCGCAACGGCGTGCACTGCGTCCGGCGTGCCGGGCCCGGTGATGGTGCCGGTGATGGCCGCAGTCGCGTCGGCGAGGGTTTCGGGTGCGTCGGTCAAAGTGTGCCCGAGACGTTGGCGCGCCCCGTCGCGATGTTGGAGAGCTGCCGCTGTACGCTCTCCATTTGGTGCGCGAGCTGGTCAAGCGAAGCGTTGGCGTGCTCCATCTCGACGGTGAGCCGCGTGACTTTCTCGCTATCGCCAGAGGTCTTTTCGACCGCGACCAGACGTTGCGTCACCCTCCCCGCCCAAAACGCGATCCCGGTGGTCTGCACGATCATGGTCACAAACAGGCCGAGCGAGATGGTCGCGGCGTCGGTCATCGTCTCTTTGCCCCCAATGGCGCAACACTAGAATGATCGGGACCCATCCTAGCGCGCAGATTAGCGACAAGCCAACCACCAGCCGAGGCCCCCAAGGAGATTAAAATCACGCCGAACAGGGCGTTTAGCGTGTCCATGTACGCCCCTCCGGCATACACGCCCCCCGCAAGTGCTGTCCAGTACGCAACGTGTGCGAGAGACATTGCGGCGAGACAAAGAACGATCACGCTGCGCGACCATGAGGGCCGACGCCACGCAAGCCACGCTCCGATAACGCCCAGCGCAATGTCGCGTGGCGCGAGATACGCATAAACCGCGTCGCCGAACAGGCGCCAAACGAACTGTGTTGACGCCCAGTGCACAAAAACAAGGGCCGCAAACGGGCGCGCCGACGCTCGAAAGAACGCCAGCACGACCGTGGTAACGCACCAAATCCCTAGCGGGGTCACGGGGGCGTGGGGCCGTCGCTCTCTTCCGTCCTTGGAGGGGGCGGAGGGGGAAGCGGCGGCGGCGGCGGAGGGGGAGGCGGCGGAGGCAGGTCTTGCATGGCGGGCCCCTAGTATTTGATGATGGGAAGGTAACGCTGGTGCTTCGGCGCGGTTTCCCCGCTCGGGTTGTGCGTGTCGGTATTGTACGTGAAGAGCGGCTCGCCCGTCCCCGTCCCGCCGGTCACCGTATAGCCGGAGCCGCCCTCGCTGTTGCGCGGCGGGGGGCTAACGGCGTGCAGGTGGGGGCCGACCGTGTCGCCGTAGTTCACCCCGTCCGGCGTGCCTGCACGATCAAAATACCCCCCGTTGGCCACGCAGTCGGGCACGTTAAATGTCGTGACCCCGTCCCCGACGCCGTACATCGTGCCGATGGTGGCGAAGAGCGCCGCGTAGGTGGTGCGCGAGATGGCCTGCCCGTTACGCAGAAGCCAACCGTTCGGCGGGTTCGGCGCCGCGGTAAAGCCAACCATGCCCGGCTCAATGGCGACGAGCTGAATTTCTGCGGCGCCCGAGTAAACGCGGAACCACGGCCCCCACGTCCCGGCGATGCGGAACCGCTGCTGCGTGCCCGTGTTGGAGCTGCTGACGCCGGTCTGGGCGCGGGCGATCTGCGAGACGTTGTTGCTGTCCGTCGCGCTCACCTCGATCTGCAGGGCGACGGCGGCCAGGGCGGCCGGACCGTTGGTCACGCCGGCCGCGGCGCGATACCAGCCGTTCGAGAGGGCGGTGTTGAGGTCCGTTACCGCGGCGACACTGGCGGTAGTCGCGGCGAGGCGATCGGGGAGGGCCGGGGGCGGCGTGAGCTGCGACGGCAACGACTGGACGATCAGCCACTTGGCGCCGCTGTAGCGGGCCGTGTAGACGCGGCCAGGCTGCAGGTCGCCTGCGGCCGGGTCGGTCTCGGTGTTGGACTGCAGCGCGACCGTGGCCAGCGCGCCGACCTTGAGGGTGAGCGGGCCGGCCGGCGAGGCGTCGGGGACGGTGAAGTCCACGAGGCCGCCCGTGACCAGCACGAACGTCGACCCGGGCAGGGCGAGGGAATACGCGCCGGACGCCCGGGTCGCGGCAGCGTAGGTCAGACGCCCCTCGCGCGTGGCCTTGGCCAGACGGCCGGGCGACGTGACGAGAGCGTTGCTTGCTGGCGTGACGTAATCCGCGTCCACGGCGATCAGGCTGTCAGACCAGATATCCATGGCGCGCCACTTCGTCGCGTCCGAACCGGGCAACACGGTGTTGTTGGCGACGAGCGAGCCGTAAAGCTGGAAGACGCCGCCGCCCGTGTCGTAGTTGACCAGCGCACCCTTGGCGTACGAGACCGGCGTGCCGCCGTTCTGCGCCGTGGTCACGAACTCGGGATTGCCGAAATACTGGTACTGCTGGACGTTCTCGGTGATCGCCCGCATGAGGTCGTTAAACTTCGTGCGCTCGATGCGCTTGGCGTCCGGGTCGCTGGTCGGGTCAAGCTCATAGTCCAGCCCGTACCCTTCGGTGTAGCTGATCGAGCCGTCGACCTGGGCCGCGTCGGGGATGGGCGAGATATCGCCACTCGCCGCAAACGAGACTTTGAAAAAGTGCTGCGTGCTCATGCGCTCTCACCGAAGTTGCCGTTGTCGAAGTTCAAATAGTATGGGGCGAACCCGAAACGGTCAGCCGGATTTATCAGGATATTGATGCGGACGCCAGCCGGGCGCGGCAACAGGTCGAAGTTCTGCAGCACGAACAAGAGCGCGGCGTTGGGCGGGAAGGTGAACACGTACGTAGCGGTCATGTCCAGCCCGTCCAGCACGTACACCGCGCCCTCGTCGCCGAAGAGATAGGCGAGGAAGGTGTTGATCTCCGAGACCGCGCCGCGCGTGGTGAGCTGGAAGTAGCGCAGTCGAAGCGCCAGGCGGCGTTGCTCGGTCGAGAGCTGCAGCGCGGCGTCGTTGTCGCGTCCGAAGTTGCTTTCGAAGAAGTTGAGATTGAACGCGCCGAAGCCGAACACCGGACGATCGCCCGTGGCCGGCGCATAGGCCAGCAGCGGCAGGTCGAGGAGAAACGCCCAGACCGAGAGGCCGAAGTCGTTGGCCGTGCGCAGGTCGAACACGTCGCGATACCAGTCCGACCAGAACGCGGTCTGGTTGGTGTCGAACCATGCTTGCTCGCTCTCGACGATGGACCGCAGGCCGGTCGCCGCCTCGTACTGCCACAGCAGGGCGCTCTCGAGGTCCGCGCCGGGGTCAAAGGGCTGGATCGTGGTCATCAGGTCACATTGACGACGATGTTGCCCGCGATCACCTGCGCCCGCTCCGAGATCGTAATGCCGATGGGCGTGGTGGCCAGCGCACCGGGCGCCAAGCCGATGCGGACGTTAGAGACGTACAGCTCCGGCGCGGCCCGGTTCACGGCGCCGGCGAACTCGAACGCCGACACGTCCTGACCGATCGTCAGCCCCGCCTCGCCCTCCTGCAAGCCGTTGGCGTAGGCGACAATGGCGGCGCGAACCTCGGCGGCCGGATCCCCGCCGGGTCCGAGCACCTTCACGTCGACCGCGGCGAAAATGGGGATAGCGTCGGGGCGCTGGAATGACACGTCGTACACCTGCCCGGAGGCGGCGTCGGTCACCGCGACGGTCGTGGTCCCGTTCCATCCGGCCCCCAGCGACTTTTTGGCCAGCAGCGCCGCGCCGATCTCGCTGTCGAGGCCGCCGTCCACACAGACATAAATGCTGTGCGGGTCGAGCGTCTGGTCCTCAATGACGAGCGGCGCGTCGGTGACGTTCTCGCGGAAGACCACCGAGGTCACGTCCGCGACATTCCAGACGCCTGCCAGGATCGCGTCGGGCAGTGCGACGCCTTGCGCGCCCAGCGTGACCCGGCGGCGGGCGCGGCTGGCCTCGTCGCTCTCGGTGGTCGTGCCGGGCTCGGCGGGCGTGGGGTTGTTGACCGTCTCCCACCCGAGGACGGGCGTTACGATCGTGTCCAAGGCGTCCGCCGCGGCGCCGATGGGCCCGAACTCGACCGAGCGGAAGGTCGCAAGGCCTTGGCCGAGCGAGTTGAGCGTGACGGCGCCGGTTGTCTCGAACAGGGCGCCCGCCTCGCCGACCCGAGCCTGCGAACCTTGCGGGATGAGCGCGCTGGGAACGCCGGCCACCGTGACCTCGCGCACGATCGACCGCGTGGCCACGACGCGCGCACCGCCGGTCAGCGCCCAAATCGCGTCCAGCCAAATGCCGCCCGCGAGGTTTGGGTTGATCTGGTTGGCCAGCGCGGCGTTGTTGCGCACCAGGGCGTCGCGGGCGAGCGTCTGCAACGTGATGATGACGCCCTGCGGCGTGTCCGGCGTGACGATCAGGTCTTGCCCGAACGCGGCGCGCCACTCGGCCTGCACTTGGGCGAGGATGTCGCCGGTGTCCGGGAACACCGTTCCGGTCGCGGAGATATAGCCGTAGTCAGCCATTGAGGGTCACGATGCCGTTGACGGTGCGCAGGGTCGCGACGTACCGGAGATTGGACCCGGCGCGGCGCGTGGTGAGCGAGACAATACCCGTGACCCCCTCAACGGCCAATAGCTGCGTGCGCAACGCCGCGACGAACCGCTGCACGTCCGGAACGCCGGCCCACGCCGTCGCGCCGAAGGGGATGCCGCGCGGGGCGTCGAGCACGCACTCGCCGAGACGAGTGCGGGCGGCGTGGATCGAGGTCTGCAAGATGGCGGGGTCGGCTTGCAGCAAGGCGAGCGACCCGTTGGCGGCGACGACCAGATCGTTGTCGGCGGTGACGGCAAAGGACAGGGTCACGGGACGGGGCCTCCGCTGGTCGCCGCGCCGGCCGCGACGCCGCCATGCTTGTGCGTCTCGAACGATAGCCCACCCGCCCCGGTAAGGCCACCCTGCCCGGTGATGGTGCCGGTGACCAGCAGGTTGCCCTCTACGGTCAGCAGGGGCGTCGTCACGGTTGCGCCGCCCGACGCGGTCACGTCCGCTGTCGTCACGGTTGCGGTGAGGGTCTCGGCGGTCACCTCGACGGCCCCGGGCGTGGTCACGGCGACGATCTCCGCGCCGACTGCGATGCGCGTGGCCCCGTCCGTCGATTGGATGACGAGGCGCTCGGTGTCCTCGCCGTCGAGCGTCCACTGGCGCAACACGTCCGGGAAGAACATGCCGTCCTGAAATGAGTGCGTGCGCGCCGTGTTGGGCTCGGCCTCGGCGAGCGTCTGCAGGACCAGGCCAATGTCGCGGTCGGACGCCTTAAGCCACCCGAGATCGCCGGGCGCCAGGGGGAAGGCGATCACGAAGCCCCCGCCCGCGTACTGGAAAACCGGCACAGACGGGATCTGCGCACGTGCGACGCGCTCCCCGGTCGTCGTGACCATTTGGACGAGGGGCTGCACGGTGGCGCGGTTGGTGGCGCGGTCGTAGGCCACGACGCGGGCGGGCAGCATGTCGTCGGTGTTCTGCTTGAGCTTCTCGCCGAACACGCGCAGCAGCCCTTGCATCGTGCCGCTGCTGTCGGCCGGGTTGGCGCTGGGCGGGGCGTAGCTGTCGGTCATTGTGGCGGCACATATCCGTTGCGGGACGCTTCGGCCGTCCAGTAGAACGGCGTCTCGCGCGACGCGGCCTCGAAGCCCAGCGTGTAGATCGTATAACTGCCCGTGAGCGCCGGGTTAAGGCCGCTCTCAAGGTCGAGCCGTCCGCCGAGCACGGTATCCTTGTCCAGCAGGAACGTCACCTTGACGCCCCGTTCCGTGGCCTCGGGCACGCCGACCATGCCGCTGTCGCGCGAGAGCACCTTGACCCGCTCGGGCAAGGCGGCGTCGCGGTTCTTGATTACGAGGGTCGTGTCGTCGAGATAGGCGTCCACGCCGCCGGCCAGTTCGAGCGCGTTGACCTGCGCCAGGGCGTTGCCGTTGAACGCGTAGTTACCGATCGACTTGTCCGTCGCTTGGAAGTCCAGCCGCACGCCGAGGTCCGCGGCGACCCGGGCGGCGATGGCCGAGAGGGGCTCTTGCGAGAGGCCGGAGCGGGCGATGATCAGACCGCGCGAATAGGCCCCCGTGAGCGCCTTGAGCGTGAGGCCGATATCGGGCGGCTGCGACGGCGAGGACTGCGTGATCTCACCGACGAAAATGCGCTGCAGGCCGGTCGAGACGCGGCCCACGTCCACGTACATACGCTTGGGCTTGCGGTTCGGGTTGAACGGGCTCGTCTCGGTGAGCAGGTAGTTGCGCACGTCGCGCGACAGGTTCGAGATCGTGACCTCGCACTCGTTCTGCGCCGCGCTCGCCATTTTGGTGCCCGACACGCGGATATCGAGGCGCTCGTCATAGACGCGAATTTCGCCGTTGATCTCAATGCCGACGCGCAGCAAGCGGGGGTTAAGCGCGCCGCTCACGTTTCCTCCGGCGCGGCATAGACCAGCGTTTGCGTGATGCTGAACTGCGCATAGGCGGGCAGGTCGCCGCCATCGGTGAGCAGGACGAAGTTGCCCGCGCCCGCGAGATACGCGTACGGGATGATCGGCGTGCCGGCGCACAGGCGCACCGCCGAGAGGATCTCGACGCCGCCGACCGACACGTCCGCCACCATGACGCCGTTGGCTTCCTTGATGCGCAGCCCGAACGCCTGATCGTCGACACGCACCGTGAACGCCTGGTTAGGCACGGCTTCAAGAGGAATGACCCTCATTGCGGCCTCCCGAACTGGCGGAAGAGGATCGAACTCCGGCTCTCGGCGACAGGCGGAGCGGGCGTGGTCTGCTGGGCCCCGCGCCGGGTCGTGGCCACGCGGGCGGCGGGCGCGCGGGTAGCCGGTGCGCCGGGGCGGGCCGGGGCGGGCGCCACCACCGTCGCGCCGCCGTAGGTGCTGGCCACGAAGACGGCCTCGCGCAGTTGCAGCGAGATGGTGAGCGCGTCGAACTCCTCGGGCCGTTCGTCGTGAGGCACGGCGACGATCAGCATGCTATCGTACGTGCGCGCCTTGGCTTGCACGGAGAGCAGGATGCCGGCGCGGAATAGCTGGCGGATCTCGTCGTACACGTCGGCCGCGGTTTCGCCCGTGACCATGAGCGGCATTTCAATCTCGACCGGCTGGAAGACCAGGTGGTCGATGATGGTCGCCCCGTCCTCGAGCGGGTGCTCCATGGCCTTCGCGACCTCGTACACGCTGGCCGTCATGGGGCGTGCGGCGGCGAAGACTTGCTCGCCCGTGTCGGCGCGGCGGATGGCCACGATGTCGGTGGTGGCGGTCGCCTCTTCGGTGCTGGTCGCGGTCAAGGCCATTAGCGCGCCACTCCGTCGTCGAACTGGAAGGCCGCCGCGCCGAACGTCGAGCCCAGCGCACGGCTCACGGCGTCGGGGTCCTGCCCGGACGCGTTGACGTTGACGCCGCCCATGTTGACCGTCGTATTGCGCACGCTGCTGGCGTTGTTGCTGACCGACCCTGGACGCGTGGCGAACGGCGAGGCCGCCGCGCCTGCGAGTTGGCGCTGGCCAACACCGACGCCGGACGCCGCCGCCCGGGCGCTGTCGCTCACCGACATGCCGAGCAGGCCTCGCGCGGCGTTGACCGCGACGTTGATACCCCGCACGATGTTGCCGAACACGCGATCCCACCATGCGCCGATAGCTTGGAAGACCGCGCCGAAAACGGAGCCGACGACCTGGATGCCCGCGGTCATGGCGTCGAACACGAAGCGGATCAGCGGAAGCCACGGGCGGATCCGGTCCATGACGGCGCTGCTGATAGCCGACCATACCGCCACGACCACGTCGCGGAAGAGCGAAAAGATTGGCGCGGCGACGGCATAGAAGCCCCGGAAGGCCGAGACGAGGATCTGCGCGGCGCGCACGCCGGCCGCTGCGACCGAGAGCACAATGCGCGCCACGACGCGGAAAGCCACGCCGAGACCCTCAATGGTCGCCCGGAACCAGCCGTAACGCTCCATGAGATTGCCGATCAGGCTGTCCTGACCGGACATGAACGCCTTAACGTCGTCGTACGCCAGCGCGAAGGCCACGCCGAGCGCGGCAGCGGCGGCGATGATGGCCAGGATCGGCCAGGTCGCGGCGAGTGTAGCGACGGCCGCAGCGGTCATGGCGGGCAGGTACACGGCGGTGATGACGCCCGCGAAAACCGCGAAGCCCACAGCGGCAGTGTCGAGGTTTTCCGCCACCCACCCGAGCGCCGCGCCGATCGTGCGCGTGACCCCCCACACCTTGTCCAGCCGCCCGACGGTCACGGTGACGGCGTTGCGCAGCGCGACCATGGACTGCGCAACGGTGAGCGGCGCCTTGGCCGCCTTGTCGTTGAGGTAGTCGGTGCCGGCGCGGATCATGTCGAAGAACTGGCGCGACGTGACGTTGCCGGCCAGCACGTCCGCACGGAGGCGGGCGACGCTGCCCCTGTATTTGTCGGAGGCGAAGGCGGCGGCCTGCAGCAGCGGCAGCATGCCCTCGGTGATCGAGTTGAACTCTTCGGCCCGGACCGTGCCCGCGCCGAGCGCCTGACCGAGCTGCAGCATGGCCCCTTGCGCCTGCGAGGCGTCGCCGCCCTGCACGCGGATGGCGGCCGAGACCGCGTCGGTGACCTGCAGCACCTGGGCCTCGCTCACACCGAGTTCGGCGGCGGCGGACGAGACGCGGCTGTACAAGGTGCCGAGGCTTTCCAGCTCGACACCGTTGCGGCGCGACGAGGCGTACAGGGCGTTCTCGACGGCCAGCAGTTGCTCGCCCTCAAGCCCCGCGACGCGCAGAGAGTTGCCGAACCGGCTGTAGCCCTCGGACGCATTGAGCAGGCCGCCGGCAAGGTTCGCCGTCGCCAGGCCCGCCAGCACCCCCGTGACCAGCCCCGCGACGCCCCGGAAGGACCGCCCCAGCCGTCCCGCGTTGTCGGCCGCCTTGTCGATGGCCGGAGCGAGGTGCCGGGCGCCCTTGACGCTGTCGTTGATCGCGTCGGCGGTGCGCTCGCCTTCCCGACGCACGTCCGCCATTTCCCGCTCGGCCTTTTTGGCGTCGGTGTCGAACAGGATATAGAAGGTGTCGAGGATGCCCATTATTTGCGGTTCGCGTGCTCTTGGGCCAGGTACTCGTTGACGTTGGTAGTGATGACGATCTCAAACAGGTCGAACGCATCCTCGAGTGTATAGACCGTGCTTAGTTCTCGGAGGGTGGCTTGGCGGCTGGCGACGATTGCGCCGATAAAGCCGTCAACATTTGGGAAATCCACGGCCGGGCTTTCTCCACGAGCCCGGTGAGGGTATCGGAGCTCAGCCCGTTCGCGAAAAAACTGCAATTGTACTCAAGCATGGCCCACTCAAGGCGCGCCAGGGTTTCCCAGTCCTCGGCGTGGTTGTCCACGAGGGCGCGGGTGTTGAGCATCTGCGGCTCGTCGCGGCCGTCCAGCCGCACGCCGACGTGCGCCATGAGCCGCAGCATCGTGGCCTCGCTCACGCCGTAGTCGCCCAGCTTGGGCAGGTTGGCCGTGGGGTATTTAGCGACGATCTCGCGGCCGACCGTGGCGGGGAACTTCGTCAGCACGAAGGTCTTTGTAACGCCCGCCGCGGTCTTGAGTTCGAGGTCCTTGGGATAGAGCATGGGGTGCGGTTCCTACAGGGTTTGACCGCACCGTAACGCCGAGCGGCGCGAGCGTCCAGCCGTCAGGCGCGCGACAGGCCCTCGAAGGCGAACTGATACGCCTTGGACTTGAGGCGGCCGGCACTGGCGACACTGTTGCCCGGCATGCCGTCCGTGATGACGCCGGCCGACAGGGTGATGCTGCGGCCGTCCGGGTACGTGCCCGTCATCGTAATCTGGTCGCGGGCGCCGGACTTGCCGCGGCCCACGCGGTTCGCCTCGAGCAGCACGGCCAGATTACGGTCGTCCTCGCTGCCGGGGATGACGTTGACCGTCGTGTTGATCGGGTTCGCCTTGGACCAGGTCACCAGGTCGCCGTTGAGCCCCATCGCCTTGTCGGCGATCTGGATGGACGGCAGGTCGAACGGGTCCGCGTCGTCCGCGAACCGGGTGACCGTGAAGCCCGCCGGGAAGGTGCGCGAGGCGGTGATGCGGAGACGAAGGCCGAAGCCCGAAACGTCGTTGGCCATGGTGCTGCGTGCCCTTAAACGAGAATGTGCTGGCCTTCGACTTTCCGCACGGTGTCGTCCTTGCCGTACACGAGGGTGTACACGGCGACGTACTCGGTGCGGTCATCGACGGTTCGGGGTTCGATCACGCAGTCGACCCAGTAGCCGATCGACTGGACTTGCTGGAAAGCGTCCGGGTCGTCGGTCAGCTCGGTAACGTAGAGGCGCTGCGCGGTGGTGAGGGTCTTCCCGGCGCTGATCGTGCCGTTGAAGAGGGCCTGATTGATCGGGTCCTGCAGGATGGCGAGGATCTGGCCGCGTCCGTCGGCGTTGGCCGGGATGCGCGGCAGGGCGAGCAGCAGCGCCAGGATGGCGGTCTGTGCGGCGTCCTTGAACCAAATTTCGTTCGCGTAGACGTTCATGTCCACGGGGGCGGTGGCGCCGCCCATGAGCACGCCGCGTTGGTAGAACGAGATGTTGGTGCCGGCGGTCTGCGTCTGGCCGTAATAGTTGACGCGGAGCGGGTCGTAGAGGTCGGCCAGCGCGTTCGTGACCACCGAGGCCGTGAGGTCGGCCTGCTGGTACATGTAGTTCTGCACCGAGTTGGCGCGGGCGTAGTTGGTCGCGGCGAGAATGGCGCCCGGCAGTTGCTCGGGGTACTCGGTCGACAGGGGCGCCAGCGTGAGGCCGGTGCCGGCCTTGTCGATGGTGGCGGCGGACAGAGCGACCGCGTTGGCGACCGACGTGCGCGCGCAGAACATGAAGAGCACGTTGTTGGCGGCGTTCCACGTCGCGGCCTCGATCGCCTCGTCGTTGGTGAGCGTCGTGACCACGAAGGCGAACGAGCCGAAGTTGTTGGAGATGGCCACGGAGGCGTCGAGCGCCTCGGTGATCGTCTGCACGGGCGTGGCGGGCGAGAAGATTGCGCCGGTCGCCCAGCCCATCGCGGTCGCGATCGACCCGGCGGCGAGGGCATTGACCGAAATGTCGGCCGCCGCGGTCTCGGCGGCGGTGGCGGTGAAGTTGAACGAGCCGGCGGTGGCGTCATAGGCGACCGTGGCGCTCGTGAACTGCGCACCCGCGGCGCCCTGGATGGCGGTCTGCAGGATCGAGGCGACGTTGGCCAGCGAGACGGCCGAGGAGAAATTGATGCCGGTCAGGTTGGCGGTCTGCGCGCCGATGGTCAGCGAGAGCGTGCCGGCGGTGATGTTTTGCAGCGTGGTCAGCGAGGCGACCGGCGAGGTGCCGTAAATGCGGGCGGGCGACGCGACGCGGGCGTGGCGGCCGTAGCTGATCTTGCGGGGCGTCGAGAGCGACTTGCTGACGAACGCGAAGTAGGCCCGGGCGCGCAGGTACTCGACGCTCGAGGTGCCAAAATAAGCGCCCACGTCGGCGGCGCTCGTGAACTCGATGATCGCGTCGGTCGGGACGCGTGCGCTTTCCGAGAAGAGGCGCAGGATCAGCTCACGTTGAGGGACGCCCCCGGTCGCCGCAACGGCGCTCGTGACCTGGACGTAGCGGGTAATGTCGATGCTCATACCTAGACCCTCGCCATGCGGAGTTCGCCGACAACGGCGGCTGGCGTCGTTGATAGCATAATCTGTTCGTGTGTCACGACCAAATCAAACGAGGGGACCGCCTCGAACTGGTCGCGGTCGTTTTGCATGAACGGGTTGCGCACGTCCGTCACGCGCAGCACGGCCAGGCCGAGCACGCGCAGGGCTTGGATCGCCTTGTCGCTTTGCAGAATAGCGGCGGCGAGGTTCACGAGGTCGGACGCCGTGGACGTGGGCAGCGCCGCCCCGTCCGATGCCGCCGGAGGTCCGAGCGCCTCGAACTGCAGCGTGCTCTCGTAGTCCTGCACTTCGCGGTGGATCATCTGCGTCGGCACGTCGGGATCCGGCACGTCTTCGCGCTTCGTCCAGCCGTACCGACGGTCACCGATTTTCTGGAAGAGCAGCGCCGGGCCCGACGGGCGGCCTTGCAAGGTCGCGGGGTTGAACTGGACGACCGGGACGGCGCTTTGCCCGTTGTCCACCAGCCCGGCCAGCAGGACCGTGCGCACCGCGGCGAAGAGGGTGAGGTCGTTCATGTCGGGGTCGGTCCGCTATCCACGACCAGGACGCTATTCCATCCGTCCTGCACGTACCAGTCCACGCTCGTGACCGCGATCCAGCGCCGGCCGCCGTAGTCGAACGCGTCGGGCGACTGGTCGCGGTTCGGCTCGTTGAACTGCGCCGACGCGAAAAACGTGGCGTACTGCTTATTCATGTCCAGCCCGTAGCTGGTCAGGAGGTCGGTGTTGACCGCTTGGAACGAACCGAACACCGTCACCGGGGCGGCGTAGGCGCTCACCTGGCGGCCAGCCGCGTCGGTCGTGCGGCCAGTGCACCGACGATAGACGACGGCCTGCTGGCCGAGCGCGGAAAGGGCCTGCGCGAGAAGGTTGGAGCCGGGGACGCTCATTTGCTCTCCACGACGCCAGTGGGGCTGCGAAGCATCTGGCCGGACGCCACCAGGGGCTTAGAAAACCCCTTGTCGGCGATCGTGCGCGGCGACAGGGGCGGGCTTTGCAGCGCGGCGATGGCCGCCGACACGTCGCCCGCCGCGCGCAGCGTGAGCCGCTCGAGCGCGTCGCGCCCGCTGATCTGGCCGTTGAGCGCCGCCTTGGCGCCCAAGCGCATCGTGTCGGCCCACTCGGTGCGCTTGGCGGCGGCGGTCGGTCGCATGGTCGGGCGCGCAGGGATACCGCCGCTGGCGTAACCGTACTCGTGGACCGTCGCGACATAGGCCACGGGGGTGCCGTCCGGGTATTTAGCGGTCTCGAAATAGCCGGTTTTTCCGACCAGCCCGTCGATATCCTGCAGCGCGACGGTGAGCCGGTCCCCGCCCGTCCGGTCGCGCCGGACGCTCACGGGCGTCGCTCCCAAAGCAGGGCGCTCACGAGAACTGACCGCCGACGCGCCGGAAGGCCGCGCGCTCGCGCGAGCCGCCGACGTACCAGCCGCCCGCGCTCTTCGCGGTCAGGAGCGCCCAGAGCTGCACGCCGTAGGGCGTCGTGGCCAGCCACCATTGCCAGCCGTCGCGGGTCGGCGGAGGCGCCAGGCTCACGGCGACCTTGTCCACGCGGCTGTCGGTGACGATGCCCGGGATCTGGCCGGTCGCGATCAGCGCGAACGAGGCGAGAATATGCGCCGTCAGATAGTTGAGGGCGGACTGCAGCCCCACGCCCGACAAGAGGCAACCGTCATAATCGCCGAGGTACACGGTCGCCTCGCCCCAACGCAGTTCAATGGTCGGGTCGGGGTAGGCAACCTCGCTGGCGAACGCCGGGAAGGCGAGACGGAAAGCCGCAATGTCGAGCGTGTGCTGCGCCATGGCGCGTTACGCCTTGCGGGGGTTGCGCTTGGGGCCGTCGTCCGAGGCCGACACGTCCGCGCCGACGACCGGGGCGTCCTTGCCCTCGGCCTCGTAGTCCTGCGGCGTCAGCGGCGAGCTTTCGTCGCGGGCGCGCAGGTCCGACGCGACCACCTCGGCGTCTTCGTTGTGGTCCGATACGCGCAGGGCGCCGTTCTTCTCGTGCTCGCAGAACACGCGGTCCTCGCGCAGGCGCGCCAGGTCCTCGGAGCTGATCCCCGTGATGACCGCGCCCTGCGGCGTGATCAGCGATTTTTTGTCCGCCACGCCGACGCCGCCCGCGATGTGGATGCCGGGAATAGTCTCGGGCAAGTCGCGGCCGGGAACCTCGCGCGAGGTGGCGTAGGTCACGCCGGCGGCCATGTTGGAATAGACGTAATGGTCGTACTTGGCCTTGGCCATGATGTTGCTCCGAAAAAGGGGGCCCCGCGTTAGCAGAGCCCCCTTGCTTAACGCATCGGTCACGCCGTGGCTAGATGCCGGTGTAGCGGACCACGAGGTACGGGCGCTTGACCAGCACGCCCGCCGTGGCATTCGCGTAGTCCTCGACGTACGCCTTGGCCTGCTGTTCGACGCCGACCAGCATAAAGCGGCTCGGGACGATCTGGACCATGGTTTGCCCGCCGTCGTCCGAGCCGTTGTCGTCGGTGGCGCGATCGGCATACATATAGAAGACGTTGGCGCCGCCGTTCGCACCGTTCAGCTCGGGAGCCGAGACGACGCGGACGTTGGGGTAGGTCTTCGTCAGCCAGTCGCGGACCGAGATGCCGAAGTCGGTGGTCACGGTCATGTAGTCGACGCGGTTGGACGCGACGGCCAGCGTGATCGCGGTCGTGTTCGGGTCGATCGTGTCGCCGGACTGGGTGCGCAGGGCGGCCAGGGCGGTGCGGATCTGGGCGATGATGACGAGGAAGGTCGCCGAGGTCCACGCGGCGCCGGTGACGGCGACGTAGGCGGGCAGCGACGGGTCGTTCAGGAAGCCATAGGTGCGGTTGTTCGCAGCGTTGTAGCCGTAGAAGCCGACGCGGTTGCGCTGAATGTCCAGCGCGAGAGCGGCGGCCGAACGCTTCGTCGCGCCCGAAGAAATACCGATCTTGCTGGACCGGGCCTCTTCGAGACGACCGACGCGCAGGCCTTCCTCGAACCGCACGATGGTGCGGCGGTCGAAACCGAAGTTCCACGAGGCGAGCGGCACGTTGGTGTAATCGCCGTACGGGACGGCGAGGCCGGTCAGCTCCATGGAGCCTTGGATGACCTCTTCATCCGCCCAGTCGCCGGCCGTCATCTGGCCGACCAGTTCGTCGATCTTGCGGGCGGTGGTGACCGCGCGGACGAACCCGGGAAGCCATTTCTGCAGGAACTGGATCGGCGCGCCGACGTTCCCCGCATAGACGGTGGGCTGCAGGTCGGGCGCGGCGTCCATGGCGCCGGCGGCGATGGCCATGGCCGTCAGGTTCTTGACCTGCTGGCGGTGGTTCGCGCCGAAGTGGATCCCGAGGATGGCCAGCTCGGCAGCGATGGTGTCGCTGACGTGGGCCGTGTCCAGCGTGAGCGGGCCGCGCTTCACATACTGGGCGCCGTCAACGGCGGAAAGGACTTTGGACATGATGCGTTGATCCTTTACGCGCCGGCGGGGATGCGCGGCGGGAAGACGGAGATGACGGCGAGACCGGCTCCGGCGTTGCTGTACCGCTCCACGCGACCGATCGGGCCTTGGTGGTTGGCGGGGGCGGCGGCGCCCGGCGCGGTCGTGGCCAGGATGCCCGTCGCGTTGGCGAAGTACACCACGTCGCCGACGTTGGCCGCGGCGGCGAGGGTCACGATGATGCCGCCAGTCTCGAGGACCAGCTCGGCCATCTGGTTGTTCGGCAGGGTCAGGGTCGGAGCGAGCGTGCCGCCGGCCTGCGTGCCGAGGCCCGGATAAACCTTGGGGTTGGCCAGGATGCCGGCAAACGGGTTGGTGCCGCCCGCAGCAGCCACCAGCGGCGCGGGGTCGCCAGCGTCGGCCGAGGTGCCGTCCCACGATCCGGTGCCGCCCGAGGTCACGGTGAAGGCGCGGCCGACGACGTTGTTGGCCGCGTCACCCGAGACGATGCGCGCGGGTTGAGCGAGGAGCGGCCCTTCGATGGCGAGTTCGCCAACGACGCCGAAGCCCATTTGGGCGACTACAGTGGATTGAAAGGCCATGGTGCGGGGTGTCCCTGTTAAGCCGAGGCGTGGGCGTACGCGGCGACGGGGCTGTCGGCCGGAATGGCGGCGTCGCCGGTCATCGGCGTCGGGACCGGCTTGGCGCGCAGGTAGCCGTCCAGCACGGCGCGTTCGGTGCCCGGCTTCACGCCCATGATGCCCATCTTGTCGAGGCCGTATTTCACGACGGCGTCGGCGTCCATGGCGGCGTGGTCGAACGAGCCGATGTGCGGGGCGAGGCGACCGACCAGCGTGGCCTTGTCCTCGGCCTGCAGGCGGGCGTCGGCGGCGTCCATGGCGGGCTTGACGGCGGCGAGCTGGTCCTTGAGGGCGGTGATCTCGGCGGCGTCGGCGGCGCGGGCGGCGGTGACGGCCTTGGCGACAGCCGCGTCCAGGGTCTTCGCGACCTCGTCGGGCGTTTCGTCCTCGGCCTCTTCCTTGTCTTCCTTCATCTTCGCCAGCGCGGCGGGCATGGCGTCGGCGACGGCCTGCGTGACGGTGGCTGCGATGCCTTCGGTCGCCTTGGTCACGGCGGCGTCGATGGCGTCCTGCGTTTCTTTGTCCAGCACGGGGCGAAACTCCGGTGTGTCCACGTGGTCGTACGTGAACGAGTGATCGAGAACGGCAACGTCTGGACCCATCCGGCCAGCCTTCACCACGGCCACATGATTACCACGCATTTTCCGTTGCACAACGTCATATTTCACGCCGTTGAACTCGCCGGGCGAAAAATCGTACTCGCAGCGATACCCGCAGGAGAGTTCCTTTTTGCCGCCGTTGATCTGGCGGGCGAGCGCCTCGGAGAAAATCTTGAGGTTTCCGCGCAGCGTTCCGGTCGCTTCGTCGAACTCGACCAGATCCCCCGTGACCCCGCCGACGCCCTTGCGCTCCACAGGCGTGAGGCCCAGATCGACCGCGCCGAGCATCTCGTGCTCGTCGATGATCGGCACGGTCTTGAAACTGTCGATGCACTCCGGCGAGCCGAGTTCCTCGGCCGGCCGATAAACCTGATACACGCGGTCGGGCTGGTCCGCGCCGATGCTCGCGCCGAGATAGGGGAACACGCCGACCTTGGAGAGCGGGTTGTTGCGGACGGCGAACCACCCGTTGCCGTCGTATTGGCGCGCGCTCATCGTGCTGCCTCCATGACGACCAGCACCCACACGACCTTGCAGGCCAGATGCGCAAGCTGGTCTCCGTTGAACGTCAAACGCCCTCGGCATTTCAGGTCGTCAATGACGAAATGCGCCACGAACTCAGCGACGCCCAGCCACCAAACGCCCGTGATGAAGCCGACGGCCCCGCCGTGGATCGCCGCGTGCGCACCGAGGGCCTGCCACCACGGAACGCCCGGAAGCGGAGCGGCGCGGTTCTTTGCCTTGGACAGAAAATCGCCCTGCAGCGGATAATCGCACAGCGCGTGCGCGGCGATGAGCGCCAGCAGCATCACAAGGGGGGTCATTCCTCGTCAAACTCCAAAACCGGGCGCATGACGCACCGGCAATTGATGAGCTGACCGGGCAGGCCGCGCTCGCCAGTCCGTTCGTCTATCACGGGCGGGTCGTCCAGTGAATAGACGTTGCCGCTCATGCGTTGGTGCAGTTTGCGGGGTTCCTTGCCGCCGCCCGAGTGGATCCACTCGAACTTGCGGACGCCGAGGCCCTTCATGCGCGCGGCGTTGAGCGCCGAGGTCGCCTTGCTCACCTGGTCCCGGGCGATCAGCTCGGCGCGCCTCGTGGCCACGCCGCCGACGCGCTCGATCTCGCGCAGTACGCCCGCCGTTCCGTCGCCGCGCTGGATATTGCGCATGACGGCGCCCTGCACGTCGAGGAAATATTGCTCGGGAATGGACCGGATCAGCGCGACATTCTCGGTGACGCTCGCCTTGAGCATCTCGATCGCCGGCTTGGGGATCGACCGCGTCGAGAGCGAGATGCCGCCCGACAGTTCGCGCAGGCTGCTGTGCAGCGACGCCGACGAGGCCGCATCGACTTGCGCCTGCATGCGCTCGGCGGCCGGGCGGGACCGGCGCGCGAAGGCTGCGTTGAACCGCTTGCGCAGCGCATCGACCAGGATGCGCGCCTGCGAAGCGTACGACGGGGCGTCCAGACCCAGCGCGTCCGTCGCGAACTGCTTATCCAGCCGGCGGAACGAGCTCTCGGTGGTCTCGCGCATCTGGCGCACCATGCGCGTCAGCGTGTCCGAGTACCGCATCTCGACGGCGGCGCTGTAGTGCAGGGGCTTGCCCTTGTGAACCGACGCCCCCTGTGCCTGCTTGGCTTTGGTGAGCGGCGGCCGGGTTTTACGCTTCGCCATCGGGCTCTTGCGCCTCGGCCAACAAGTCGGCCTCCTCGCCTTCCGCCTCGGTGATCTCCGGCAGGTCCGTGTAGTCGCCGCCGCGGTCGTTGCGCAGGCGCGCCCGGATATCCATGCCGTCGATGGCGCCGGTGTTGGCCAGCACCTCGTCGCGCTCCGCCTTGATCTTGTCGATCTCGGCGTATTCCTTGGCGGACGGGCTGTCGAGCGGGTTCCAGTCCGACGTGATCTCGACGGACCCGGCGGACAGGCCGAACGCCGGCTCGATCTCGGAGCGGGCGAGCAGCAGCAGATGGCGCTCAAGCAGGGGGTCGAGGTCGTTGGACTGGATGCTCTCGAGGGCCTGCTGGTAGTTCTCCGCATCGCCCTCGCCGGTCGCGTTCATGCCCTTCGGCGGCGTGCCCATGAGCTTCGTGACCGGCATGCCGGCGATGGCCGCGACGATGACGTACTGCGACATGATCACGTCGTCGAGGTCCGCCAGGGACGTCTCGGTCTGGGTCACGTCGTCGTCGGTGTCGACCATGTTGACGCCGAAGTTGTCACGCCACTCGGTGAGGCCCTGGAGGTGCGCCTCGGTCTTCGGCTGGTCGAGCAGCTTCTCGGCCAGGTCGGTTTTCCACGTGAGCAGCCGCTTGGTCATCGCCAGCAGCGGCGCTTCGTTGGCGGTGCGCTCGGCGGCGTACACCCGCTCCATGATGCGTTGGGGCAGCGGAACCCCGCCGTAACGATACGACGGCTTGAGAATGTCGGCGACCGGGAAGGGGATGGCCACGACGAGGTGCGAGCGGTGATAGAGCCGGCCGTTGATCTGCCACCACGTCGGTTCGTAAAATCCCATGTTGGCCGGGTTGCTCGACGCGGCGGCGTCCAGAATGGGCGTGACCCAGTACGGATCGACCTGCGTCATGCCGCGATACGATCCGGGCATGACGCCGTCGGGGTTGAACGGCAGCTCGTAATATTTCGGGTCGGTGCTCTCGACGATGGGAAGCCACACGCGCACGCCGAACACGCGCGAGAACTGGACGAACTCCTGCATGGCGGCGTTGAGCCCCATGCGCTTGTTCGCCTTGTGGATCATGTGCAGCGCCTCGTCCTGGCGCTCCTCGTCCACGCCGTCCACGGTGACCGTGAACCCATGCCGCACCGCATCGCGCGCGGGCTCGCTGCACGCCTTGTCGACCAGCCAATGCTGCGCCACGACCGCCGAGAACTGGTAGCCGAGGAAACCCTGCGCGGCGAACCAGGCGAACTGCGCCTCGGGCGCCTCGCCCGCCGCAGCGCCCCACGGCGTCAGCGCCGACGAACACATCGAGTCCATGCCGGTCGCGCCAGGCCCGACCGAGGCGCGCAGGGCGGTCAGGCGCCGGTCGATGACGGCGCGGTTGTGCGCGCGCGGCGACGAGGCGGGCAGAGGGTCACGCGGGGCGGGGGTCGGCGCAGCGTCACGAGTCCAGGGCCAGCGCATCAGGACAGAACCCCGTTGCCGGTCGAATTCGTCATGACGAACCCGCCGATCTGCAGCGCGCCTTGGTACAGGTTGCCGATCACGTTCGTCGCCGTGTTCGAGCTGTCGCCCAGCAGGATCGCGCCGGACGCGTTGACGTTGTTCGTGACGTTTCGCAGGTCCAGACCCGCATCGACACGAACGAGCGCGCCGCCCGAAACATCCGTTTCGGACCGGGTAATGTCGATCGTCGGCGTGCCGGAACCAAAAATGTAGATCGCACGAGGGCCCGCCGCGCCGAACGTGCCGTACTGATCGAGCCCCCGCACCTTGATGTACGGCGAACCGCTGGTGGCGATGGCGAGGTTGTACGGCGCGTTGCTGTCCCGGAACTGCGGATTGAAGACGCGCGTGACGGCGCCGGGAAACGCCTCCATCCACGCCCCGCGCCCCAGTTTCGGCGCGTTGACGATCAGCTCGCCGTCTCCACCGCCGAATCCGACCATGACCCGGCGGCCGCCCTCGAACGTGCCGCCATCCACTTCGAACACGCGGGGGAAGCCGACCGAACGGGCGCCGGGCGCCGCCGTGCCCGCGCCGTCTCGATAGACGTGCGAAAACGCCGGGTCGTCGTTCTCCGAACAGTCGACGTGCAGATCGCGCAGGCGTACCTCGACGTTGACGGCCGGCGTATAGGTCACGGCGTTCTGGGCCGTGTTGATGATCCGGTCGCCGTAGCTGTACGCGTAGATGCTTCGGCCCAGCAGCAGGCCGTTCCCGCCATCAAAGACGCATAGCCGCGTGGACGTCTCCCACGTCCCTTCGTGTCCGCTGACGCCGAACGCATTGCGCGCGAAATAGGACGCCGTGACCTCGTCGCGCATCACGCCCTGCGCGGTGTCGGTCCCGTGCCAACCGCGCAGGAACGCGCCGCCGAGGATTTGGCGCAGCCAAGTATACCCCGAAACGATCGCGTAACCGTACGCAAATCCGCCCGGGTCTTCAGGCGTGCTGTCGTAATACTGACCGCCTTCCATATAGCCGTATTCGTCGGCTATGGGCGCGGTGAACTGCGCGATCGGCGTGAATGAGTGCCCGATATGCGCGCGAGTTTTGCCGCGCGTCGAAGCGAACTCAAACCGGATGGCCTGGCCCTGGATGCTGATGCCGGCGCCCACGCCCGTCGGATCGACCGATTCCATGCGCAGGTTCTTGAAGACGAACGGCGCGACGAGCTTGTACACCTCGACTACGATGTCGCCGGTCCGGCCGCTGGCGATGACCTGTTGCTTGGTGATGTCGGCGAGCGCCGTGCCTTGGAAATAGACGTTCAGGCCGGGGTCGATGTCCGTGGCCCAGTAGGTGTGGTCCGCGTCGATTTTCACGCCGCCGACGTCGTACATGATGGCGGGGCTACGGACCACGAGAAGGTCGCCCGGCTCGACCGTCCCGCCCGGCCCGGTGATCGCCGTGAGCTTGAGGAACGACTGACCGCGCGCGACGTCCGCAGCCAGCGTGGTCGTCAGGAACGGCGTGCGCGTGCCGGTGATGTTGAGGTTCTTCTCCATCAGCAACGTGCCGCCGTTGCCGTCCAGCGTGAGCGGGAACGACCCTACCTCACGCGGCGCCAGCAGCTCGGTCGCGTGCCGATAGGTGTTTCCGGGCGTCAGCGTCATGTACGCGCCGGTCAGCGAGCCGAACATGATCCACGCGACCAACGCGAGGCTGTCATTGGTCGTGCCGTTGCCCGCCGCGCCCAGCGCCTCGATGCGGACGTGCTGACGCGGGTCGACCATCCAGTACCCGCCGTTCGTGTTGTCGATCGACCCGTTCGGCAGGTAACGGTCCGTGGTGCGGAAATACGAAACGGCCGGGACGCCCAGGTTCACGATGTCGGTCAGGGACATGCGGACGTATTGCGTGTCGATGTCGAGCTGGCGCAGCCGCGTGACCGTGCCGAGGACGAACGACACCGCGGCGTCGGTGCGGTTCTGGTAGGACGGCACGCCGATGCCGCTGCTGAATGCCAGCGTCGTCGTGAGACCGAGAAGCGTGCGCGTCAGTGCCGACGTGCGCGAGGTGAAGGCGTCCAGCCAACGACGCGGCGTCATGGCCACGGTGGTGGCCGCGCCCGCCTCCGCCTCCTCCTGGGTCGCCGCCGTGACGGTGATGACGCGATCGGCGGCCAGCGTGCCGCCCCCGGTCGCCAGGCCGCCCCCGGTGATGCTCCGCGCATTGAGAAGCGCCGTCGCCGCAGCCGCACCGGCCGGACCGCCCGCGCTCGCACCAGCAACCGCGCCTGCCGTGGCGCCGCTGGCCGTACCGGCCGCCGTGCCCGCCAGCTCCCCGGCCGCAGCCCCCGCCGCAGCCCCCGCCGCGCTGGCGACCTCCGTGCCCGATGCCGCACCGGCCTCCGCGCCGGCAGCGCGCCCGGCGATATCGCCCGCAACCGCTCCGGCCTGGGCGGCCGCGGCAAGGTCAGCCGTGGCCTGCGGGTCGTTGGGCGTACCGTTCGCCGAGACCTCGACGTAACGGGTGGGGTCGATGCTCATGGGGACGCCTCGCGTGGTGAGGGCCGGACACTAGCCTAGAGCAACGCTCGCGCCAAGGCGTCCAGATGCGGGTCGTCGAGTTTGACCGGGTCGGCAGGGAGGCCACGCGAGACCAGGTATGCGCGCAGGGCGTCTGCGGCGTCA